GCCCGGCTGCATTTTTTAGCAGTTTAAAAGACGAATGAAGATAAGTTTTCAAGAATGTGGTTAAAATAATTCAATTATTTGGATTATTGGGGTTGACGTAAAAAAAATTTTGTGAGTCGCGCTGAAAGTTTTTTTAAGTGGCGCTAACTACCAAAGTCAGATTTTGTTTGGATTTTTTTGCGATAGGTTGCGTTTTTTTGAGATCAAATTCAGTGAGTTTTGATTGGTTTGATTTTTTTGTTAGTTAAGTTGATCGATTGCGATTAGGCGCGTTTTTATCACGCAGAAAAGTTCCATGTTCATCTTGTTTTTGAATAGATGTTTTTACTGTTTTTTGATACTGTTTTTGGGAAGATTTAGTGGGTTAGTTGGTTGATTTTTTTGTTAAGGAGATTGGTGATATGAGGAAAAAACGAGATGAGTTTGTTGGCGATGACGAGTTCGAGATCAAGTCAAGTGGCTGCGGGACCAGGGCGCTGCTTGGCGCTGTGTTAGGCCAGGCGGTTAGGGATCTGGTTCGGAGTGAGACGCGGCAGTGTTGGCCCGAGATGAAAATGAATGCTGCTAAGTGGATTCTCGGGATCGGGAGAGAGAACGGGGGCGGGGTGAGCATTGATGATGTTGCGAGCGAGCTTGGAGTTAGCAGCCAGGGGATTGCGGAAGCGTTGGGGGCCGAGGAGAGGCTTGAGGGATTGATCAGGCAGAAGGCTGAGAGAAGGGCTGCTCATTCGAGGAGGAGGAAGGGCGGGGGCGGGGGCAGCGGCAGTGGCAGTGGGCTTGGAGAGATGTTGGTGGAGGAGTGCTATTATGCGTGATGCTGATAACAGGCCGAATATGAATCCTGAGTTCGCCAAGTCGATGTCTGACGGGAGGATAATGAGAAAGCTGCCTCAGCCAGAAGTGGGGCAGTTATGGCAGCATAGGAACGGGTTGCTGTATCGGATTATAGCGGTGAAGATTGAGGCTGCGGGGCAGTTGCGCCACCAGAACCCGAGTGGGTATTTGCATATGTATGAGTGTGTTAGGAGTGGCAAGGTTTATGCCAGGTTGACGGATCATTGGGAGAAGGAAATGCAGTCGTTTCAGCGGGTTGAGTTGGCTAAGTGTAGGAGTGGCGAGGAGGTTGTTGTTTTGGCCGAGGAAAGGGTAACGGGGGACGGGGGCGCGGTTAGTGATGGTGGCGCTGGTGGCTAACGAGAAAGACCCCCGTGAAGCTCGCGAGGAGCGCAATAAATACGAACGGGCGCGGAGTCGGTTAAAGCGTGGGGGGCGAACTGACTCGATTATTGCTGCGATCAAGAACAATACAGTTCCAGAGCCGGGGGATTTGACTAAGAGGAGCCTGGCTAAGATCATAACGGATATGCCTCAGTTTGATTTGATGGACGCTAATTTTGAAGCGATGAATCAAAGGCAGATGGCGATGGGGCAGCAGTTGCAGAAGATTGCGTTTGCATTGGTTAACGATGAAATGTGGCGGGCTCAGTTTGTTGAGCAGATGTCTCCTGATCTTGTGATTAAGTGGCTAAATGCGGGGATTGCTATTGAAAGGCAAGCTATGCAGGGGATCTTAATGAACAAGAAAGAGCAGGAGCGCAAGGGCGAGGATAGCGGGCAGTTGGATCTGGCTCAGAGATTGCTGGAGAAGCCGGAATTGGTTGATTCGGTCCACAACTTAATTGAAGACGATGAGGATGAATAGCCATGGATAGTTTGATTGGGACTAAAGCCCCGCGAGTTGTAAGGCGAATGCGCGGGTCGGCCGAGAAGGCTCCCATGAGCTTGGGCAAGATTGGCAAGATTGATAAGGCGTTAGCTAAATCGACGCCGGGCATGTTTGCTAAAGCGGTTAACGGGGATTCGTGGAAGTTCTATAAGCATCTTAAGATTCTTGACAAGTATTTGATGAAGGCGATTTCGGGGGAGTGTCCTCGAATCATTGTGCAGATGCCACCGCAGCATGGCAAGAGCATGATGATTTCGGAGCACCTGCCGGTTTGGTATTTGGGCAACTTTCCCGATAACGCGGTCATGCTTTGTTCGTATGAGGCTGATTATGCTAAGACCTGGGGCAGAAAATCGCGCAAGCTCATGGAGAAGTGGGGGCCCAGCTTATTCGGGGTCCAGGTCGCCAAGGATACTCGTGCGGCTAACAACTGGGAAATAGAAGGCCATCGAGGTATCTTGCAGACCGCAGGCGTTGGCGGGCCTGTTACGGGCAAAAAAGCGCATCTACTGATTATTGATGACCCGGTAAAGAACGCGGCTGACGCTATGTCTCCGACGATGCGGGAGAGGAATAAGGATTGGTTCAGGACCACCAGTAGCACGAGGTTGCAGAAGAAGTCGGCCATTATTGTGGTGCAGACTCGGTGGCATGAGGACGATTTGGCGGGGTGGCTACAGACTGAATTCCCCGACATGTGGACTGTGGTTAACCTCCCCGCGTTGGCCTGGGGGCCTGGTGATTTGCCAGCGGATGAATATAAAGAGGATGTCATGGGGAGGTTGGCTGGGGCCGCCCTGTGTCCTGGCCTGCACCCTACGAAGAACTTGCTAGAGAAAGCAAGGATTATGGGCGAGCAGTGGTTCTCGGCCCTATATCAGGGGCGGCCCGTGCCCGCGAGTGGTGGCATTTTTAAGGAGGCTTGCTTTAGGTATTGGACTTGGGATGATCTGCCTGAGACGTTCGATTATTTGATCCAGTCGTGGGACATGACCTACAAGAAAACAAGCGATAGTGACTGGGTTGTAGGGCAGATATGGGGGGCTAAGGGGGCGGATCGGTATTTGCTCGCGCAGTTTAGGGATCGATGCGGGTTCGCTACTACGGTTAAGGCTGTCAAGAATATGTCGGCTAGCTACTTTGGGAAGATGACGAAGGATAAGCTGGTTGAATTCAGAGCAAACGGGCCTGCTGTTGTTGCTGTTTTGCAGAAGAAGATCGCTGGCTTTAAGGATGTTGAGCCTGAAGGTTCTAAGGAGGCTCGTGCGCATGGTGTTGTATTTCAGTTTGATTCGGGGAACGTGTATTTTCCTGATCCTGGTGAGCCCGGTAATGAGTGGATTGCGGGGCTACTTTACGAGTTCAAGTTTTTTCCGGCCGCGCGGCATGATGACCAGGTTGACGCGGCTACTCAGGCATTAGCGTTTTTGTTTGAGAAGCAAATGTCGGGGGCTTGGGGAGTCAGGAAGCGCAGTGAGAGCGTTGGGGATAAGCTCGAACGCGGGCCAGATGGCATTGATGGGATGGGTGAGCGTGAGATTCTTAACGCTGAGAGAAGAATGGCTGCAAGTGGGGGGAGTGGCAGCTACAAAGAGTCCAGGAGGCAGCACCAGGCGAAAAGAAAAGCTCTGCGCGGGGGCAGAGCTGGAAGCGTTAAGAGTATGCTTGAGCATGTGTTGGGCTAGTGTGGTAATTGAGTGTCGGCTTCCTGCCTGGATAAGGCAAAATCACGACCGCTTCCTATTGCAGCATTATGGCGTCTTTCAAGTTCTTTTCTCAGATTGATAGCAACGGCTTTAGCCAATAGCGGTGGAACGGCATTTCCTATTTGATTGTATTGGCAGAGATGCAGCTCTTCGTCCCGTGCTTCTCGCGCAAGGAGTTTGTGGCTGACAACCGTGGGTTTCCCTAGAAAACGGAACCAATCGGGAAACGATTGAATTCTTGCTCCCTCGCGTGCGGTAAAGTTTCTGTGTTGGAATGGGTGCACAAAGTTTGCGTAGAAAGACGCAGGAATGGTATGGCATTGCCTGTTGGGATGCATCCGCCGGTTGTTTTGGTCGTAGGCTTCAGTTGCAATTTCAGAGGAATTGCGTTTTCGCGGCTTAAGGTGCTCCGCAACGTCGTTAATCGTGTCCCCGCACTTCATTGATTTAAAGCGCTCCACAATGCGTTTCGTGTGGCACATCGCTTTATGGTTGAATACCGCTGGCGACCCTTGGCGAAGCATTCTCTGGTAGTCGCTCTTCGGCTCGGTGGAATAGGGCGCTTCTTCCGCACCTTCGCCCGCCTCCAATTCAGGCATATCTGAGATGGCGTCCCAGAGTGTTGGACACAGCAATAACGCTTCATCGAGAAACAATTGGCCACCCTCAACTTGATGAGTAGGAGGAGGAAACGGTGAGGTTAAGGGAAAGCGCGAACCAATAACGAACAACCGTTGACGCATCTGAGGAACTCCGAACGAAGTTGCATGAAGGATTGTTGAATATGCGTGGTAACCACCATCGTTTAGGCTCTGCTTAATAATCTCTAGCACGCTTTCCTTGGATGTCGTTTTTGCCGCGCAAAGATTCGGGACATTCTCCATCACCATAATCTCTGGCTGAAGTGCGGCGCCAACCCGTATGAACTCCCTAAATAAAGAGTTACGCGGGTCCTTTGGGTCACCACTCCTTTTGTTTGCGATTGAAAAGCCTTGACATGGTGGTCCGCCCACAACTATATCGGGCTTATTGGCTGCAAAGAGATCCTTCAACTCTTCATCGGAAACATCGGTAATACTACGATGAAGTGTGGTCGCCCGAGAGTGATTGAATGCGAAGGTATCACAGGCCCATTTGTCTATTTCGATGCCACCAATCACATCGAAGCCGGCAAGCTGAAACCCCAAGCTAAAGCCTCCTGCACCAGCAAAAGTATCTAGGACCTTGAAAAGAGATTTAGCCATTATTTGTTTCTTTCTGCTGCAAAGCAGCGTTTAATTGTTTTACAGTATAATTTTCATCTGCAAGGGCAACTCGCAAGAGTCTTCGTGCTTCTTCTGTGTAGAAGAACCACATCTCCTCTTCAGTCAAATACTTTGGGCATGAAATCGTCACCTACAACCTCCAAAACTACCCACTCATCTGGGAGTTGCATGAGCTTGCGAAAGCGGGATTGCTACTGAATCTGGAGCTTGGGTGGCATTGATGTCAGTCATGAGTCTTTTCCAACACTCATTGAAGCCTTCGTTTCTGTTCATTATTCAGTCAGTCTGCCTTCAGTGAAGTAGTCAGCTAATTCGGGAATTTCCCTGATCAAGATGTCCCTGCAAATGAGAGCGATAGCTCTGTGCTCTTTCTGGACTCCGGTGGCGCATCTTGCTTCACAGTAGTGTATCCAGGAACGGATACAGCCTGTCATGTAGATAGTGGTAGCAGCAGCTAATGGGAGTAGGAATCGAGCCTGCTCTTTAGCGATACCCTTCTTGAGTGCTTCTCTGTAGAGGAGCGTAGCTGATTCCCAGTTTGAAAACTGAGCGTTCAGAAACCAATCCTGTGTATCCTGATCCATGTCGTCGATTGAATTTTGCCTATTCTTTTCGTCCTGTCTGCGGGCCTGGTAGACTTCGCGTTCAACTACGTCGGCGTATCGCTGACTGAACTCCTGGAAGGTGAAAGATCGGTGACGCAGGATCTGTTGAGCGATTGCGCGGGAAGTTACGATCTCCATGGTGATGGAGGCTGATTCGAAAACGGACCAGTGTCGGTTTTTCAGGCAGTAGGTTAGGAGTTTACTGGTTGTTTGCGTGTTCATTTGGTTTGACGGGTTGGATACGCGGGCTATGTAGCCTAGTAACTCGCCTAGAGATAGTGGTTCGGATGCTTTTTGTAACGGGTCTGCATCTAGACGATTGTAAACCCGAATGTCGGTGGATGTTTTGGCCACTAAGCTAACCCGCATTTTGCTTAAGCTCCTCGATCTGCTTTTTGATTGCGTTGATGCTGCTGCGAACTTGTTCGGCTCGAATGATGTAGGCGCGTTCATCTATTTCTAGATGTTTTAGCCTACTCTCTAGAGCGTTGATTTGCTTTAGGCGTTGGATGCCATCCATTAGGCTTCGCCGCCTAGTTCGTCGAACTCGTCCTGATCCTGGTAGTCGTCTTCGTATAGATCGCAGTAGCAGAAGTTGGTAAAGTTGCCGCATTCTTCGCAGACTGCTCGTTCTTCGCTCAATTCCAAGAGTTCTTGGGTGATGCAGTCGGGACACTGCCCGCAATCGCATTCGAATTGCTGATCGTCGAGTGGTTCTGTGTCGGTTGGTTCCTCTTCTTGGATTGCCTTATCCAGGGTTAAGAGATGGTCTTGGGCGGCCTGCTGGCGCTCCCCTGTGAGTGACTGGCGGGCCGCTGGTGCTAGTTCCAGGGGCTGGGGGACGGGCACTTGTGATTGTTCCATAAATACCTCTTCGCTCTTTGGTTGGGCTGGATCAAATGAAAAAGCCCCCTGTATCCTACCAGACACGGGGGGCTTAGGTAAAGGCTACGTTTAAGATTACTTTTTCTTTAGTTTGGGCGCGGCCTGGGCGACGGCCACCGGGGCTTTCGCTTTGGGGAATGGAGCCTGGAGCTTGATATACCAGCCCCGGTTGGGCCCGTCAGTCTGCCAGCGCGGGGTCAGGTTCTGGTCGGAGTATTGCATAGCGTTGCCGTTGTCGGAGGTATGATAGCCCCCGTTTTTGACATCGAGTTCGCCTGCGGGGTCGTTGAATATATGGGACCGGCTACCGCTTACGCTTCCCCGGCACAGAATCCAATGCCAGCGGCTAACGTCAGGGGAACTAGAGGGGCCGTGGTGGGCGATCACCATGGGGACGGGGATGCCTTCCATGAGTTGGCGGTCGACCACTTGCCAGGATCCGTCCTTCATCAAGGAAGCGTTGAATCCGAGCTGACGTAGAACTTTGACATGGAATTCAGGGTCGTTCGTGTTACCGCCCTGTTTCTCGATCAGTTCCTTTAGGTAGTAGTCATCCAACTGACTGTAGCCTGCCTTGTTGATCTGGTCTTGCGAGATCAGGCCGGGAGACAGGTAGTGGATGGCCATACTCATGACAGAGGATGCACACATGCGATGACCTTCGCTTGTTTCAGAATCCCATTGCTGGAAAGTTTTGACGGGTAGATTTTTGTCCATTTTCGATCTCCGTTTTGTAAATGATGGTTGGACCGACTTTACCAATGGTCCAGGTTACCTTGTCGCCCCGCGATTTCAGTTGTTCGAATGACTTGGCTGAGATTTCGAAAGATCCGTCTGGATGCTTTAGCGGTTTCTCTGCCATTCGGGCTAACCAAGGGGCAACTTTTTCGGCCGCGATTTGCGTAAGGTAGTCAGCGAAGCGGGCTTTTATTTCGCTGATCCACGGGGAAAAAAACGGTTCAAGACCGATACCAAGGCTTCGACGAGAACTTCGCAAACCTGAAGGTCGGACTCTCCTGGGATATCGATCTTAGCTTCTTGCAGGCGCTTGAGGAGATCGGCTGCAGCTTGCTTCTTTTTCGCGGGTCCGTCGGCGGGAGTTGCTTCGGCTGCTCCGACAACTTCCATGACCAGATCGAAGACGGTCTTCAAGTTGTTGAGAATGCCAGCGTATTGCGGGAACTTGGATTTAAGCCAAGCCCCAGCTAAGAATTCCAAGAGTTTCTGGAGTAGATTCATGATGTTTTCCTTTCGCTCGTTCAGTGAGTTGGGCTCTGGCTAAAGCGTTCAATCCATAAGAAAAAGTTCACAACAAATCCAACAGTATAGCACCACAATGAATAACACCCAAAACAGAGTTGCACTTGCGGCACCAACCCAGAAAGACCCCCACACAATCTTCATTCCCAGTATCTTCATGCGCTGGTCACTTCCGGCTGAACATGTGTGTCAGGAACAACTGGCTCATGGTTTAAGCCCCTGATTTGTCGCTGCAGGTCCATGATGTCTCGACGAAACTGCAGGTTCTCGGCTTCGGTCTTCGTCTTAGCTACAGATAGTTGGAGAATTTCCATCTGCTGGTTGTGGATTTGGCCGGACAGTTTGTCGATCCTCTCGTTCAGGTGGGTGATTTGCTGCATGGCCACCTGTAACTGATCTGCACAAAGTTTACGGGAGCCTGTGGCATTGTCTACCCAGGCTTTTGCAACAACTCCAAAACCTGTCCCGAGAAGAGTGCAGGCTCCTCCGGTTGCGGCTACCATTGCGACTAAATCCATGACGATCTCCCTATACGCTTTTCATGTTTTCGCCGACCCCGACCTGGATCAGGGCCAGGTAGAGTTGGGCGGTCATCTCGTCGAGTGGGTTCTTGGGCTGGTCGAGAGGAGTGCCTGGGACGGACTTGTTGGCGACGGCCAGGGCCAAGGCCAAGGGTAACTCAATTTCGCGGGTCTGGAATGGGGGCTTCACGGTTTGATTACCGTCCCAATATTCTTCCAATTCCGTAGCCCTCCAGGGATTTCCGTGGGCGTCCAGTTCGGATAAGTCTGGGGAACCTGCCGCCTCGTATTGTGCAACGTGGGCTTCGTTTTTCGGGTCAAATGCTACGCCGACAGAACGTTTGGATAATACCTTTTGAGCAGCTTCTTTATCCTCCCAATCCTTAACGACAATTACCGTTGTTGGTTTGTCGCTGAAGATTTTTGTGCGCGATTCAACTGCGCGGGAGTAGGTTACTTGGTTTTTTACCTTGGGCATTGACTGGAGTGATGCGTCTGATTCGATTGTCATTTTATACCACCATTCCATTATTTACAAAATTTAACTCGGAGTTAAAGGCCGGGCTTGGCGGCCAGCGTGGCCAACGCAACCTCCACCGATTTACCCTTAGCCAGGAGTTTTTTTACTTCGATTGCCTTGGCCGTGAGGGCCGCCGCCTCCGCCTCTCGTGCTGCTGCTGCTGCTGCTTCCTGGGCTGCGCGTTGCTCGGCTTCTTTAGCTTCTGCAGCGGCCTTCTCGGCCTTTAAGATTTGCAACTTGGTGGCGAAAAGTGGATCCGATTCGTCTAGGCCAAAAGTTTCGATTGGGTCGGGCTCGTCGACCTCTTCGGTGATTGCATGGTCCTCTTTTTTGATTTGGGAATGAGCCCAGGATTTGGTCTGACTGTCGTAAGTGGTTGCGATTCCGCCGAATTGTGCGATTTTGTCGGCGGGGACTGCGATTTTTACGAGGTAGTCAGTCTCGGTCTTCGGCTTTTCTTTCGTGCCCCGTTGCACCTCGACTTCGAATTCCTCGACTACGCTGCCACCTGCTTCGGCAAGTTTGTCCAGGTCGAGCATTTCGGCGGGGAGGATATGGGTGACGTCCCCATATCCAGTGATTACAGTTTTCGTTGCCATTATTACGCCTTCCCAATCTTGCTGAAAGTAGCGATTTTGCCCGTGAAACTGGAGCCAGGCTTACAATAGAGCACACCGGCTGACACATAGATACCGATTTCTCCTGCCGCAGGGCTAGAAGAGTTCACGATGGACGCTGAGACTGTGCCGCCTTTTGAATCGTAGAGTGTGACAGTTCCTGACGCGTCTACGAAAACCCAGCAGGATGCAACTGCGTTAGACATGATTTTTGCTTCCGCAATGTCCCCAGTTGCCACCGGGCACACAGCAAACGCCGTGCTCGCCGCCCGCGTGGATAGCGGCGCGAATTGCTGGTGAGCGCCGGGGTAGGTGCCAGATGCTCCCCACAGTTCCAGTCTGGCCGACGTAGAGTCAGTCCCTCCATAGATTTTTGTTGAACCCAAATTGTTGACGCGATAGATTGTCTCTGCGCTAGCCACAAGATTGCCAAATGATAGGCCATTCTCATTTACTCTCAATTGCTCCACGCCGTTTTTGTCGAAAAACGAATGCGCCGCACCCGACGCAGACCCGGTGTAATACTTCGCGTCTCCAGGAGTGCTGTAATGCCCGTTGCCCCACATCTGCATATAGGCTCCGTAGACCCCGCCAATGGCCGACCCGCCACAAAGGGAAATCAAATAGTCGTTAGCGGCTGCCCTGAGCAGTGAAGAATAGTCAGTGTTTACACCCTTTGCCAAGATGACATCCCCGCCAAACGTTGTCGCGTTGAGCATGGAGGGGATGTCATCCTTGTTTAAACAATGCATCCCGCTAGACATCCAGTAGCCTGCACCCTGGTCGTAATACCTAAATTCATAAGTGGGCAGAGCCAAAAAATCTCCGAGTTGATTTACTCGGGCATTTGGATATTTTGTGATAACAAATAGTGCCTTGGCTCCCAATCCGCTGACATTTAGGGTTGCGCTAGGGGCGGGGGTGGTCGGAAATTTGACGAAAATGCGAAGCCCATCCACGAGTGCCGTTATTGGAGTTGAGGGAGTTGCTACGTAATCTGTCGTTCCTCCCGTGGCTACGACGTGTTGCCCGCTGCCGTCCAATGCGGTGAATATTTCATCAGCACTTAAAGACGCGCCACCGCGATTAGACAAAACCGAGTTGGTTTCCATCATGGCTAGATACTCCTCGGGTAGAAGGCCGCTATAACGTCAGTCGTTTCTGTCGTGATGGCTCTCACCTTGATACCGTTTGCGCCAGGCTCGATCACAATCATTTTTCCGTCAGTCGGGATAGAGAATAGGTCAGGAGCGTATTCCTCTCCATCTACGTCAACATGCGTGACTCGCAGCGTGAATGCGATAGATCCCTTGGCCAGTATGACCACTGAATTGTTGGTAGAGCAATCTATGGTGGCAATTAAGACGCCCGGCGATGCGTTTGCACCGTTGATTGTTTCGTCATACTTTTGAATAGGTTCGTTTATCAAGGCTCCTCCTGGTCGCGATTACCTGGATTATACAAGATTCTGCCTGATATTTGGTGGATCGCCTGGACTGGTTACTGGTTGCTTTTTGTTCACTAAAGCATCTCTCGGCGCTTGATGTTGTTTGAGTAGTCATCCCAGTAATAGCTGTCTGATCCCCTGGCCATGCGCTCAGCGTTAGCTGAGCTTTGCGGGATGACGGGTTCACCTGACACGTTTCCAGTGGCTTTATTTGTTACGGTTGGCGGGGTTGCAAGGGTTAGATTATAGACTATTGTCGTTTGCTTAGTGGTTCCAGAAATGGTTACGTGTTCGCGGCCGGTGCTGTCTATGTCTACTGTCATTTTGTCCGTTGTAAGGAATGTTCCAATGTCGGTTCGGTGAACTGGGGGGCCCGGCTCAGTTGCTCCGTTCAGGTATGCTTCGACGTAGTTTTTCAGGACTACGTTTGGCGGGGATACGTCGGCTAAGTCTTCGCGACCTTCGAAGCGTAAGATGAAGATGAATCTTCCTATGGCTAGAGTGTAGGGAACCGAACCTGAGTCAGATGGAACATTTTGATTTAGTGCTGGAACCTGGGGAGGGAATCGCGGGGTTCCGTATTCAGTTACGTCCTTGCGCCACACTTCTGTTATAGCGTTGTCGGAGTAACGAAGTTTCATTAGGAAGAGTCTACGAAAAGTTCCTATGTATTGTTGGATTGTGTCAGAGTCGAAGTCGATGGTTTTGAATCCGAGGTATGGCATAGGTGAGCATTGGAAGCCGATAAAGGTTGGGAATTCGGCACAGAACAGCATTGAATATGGGGTAGCTGTGTGACCAGGGTTGATTTGCCATTCGCTCCAGTTGATCGTTACTGTTGTTGGGTCGTATTGGAATTGGGGACTGTATGGCGGGTTTGGATCGTTCCCTATGAATGTAACGTTTGGATAAAATCGCAAGACGTTGAACAGTGATGCGATTCCAGTGTAAACGGATGGATGGAACATTGGGAAAGGGCCGCCATAAGCAAATGTTCCTTGAATGCTTGTGGCCAATCCGCCGAGAGGTATGTCTACAAACAGATTTGAATTGTTGTAGATTCCGCCAGCATAGTTGTAGACCGTGGTCCTGGTCACAATTCTGGTTGGCTGTTGTGACTGTTGAGTATTCAAGATGTCTTGGAGACGCTTCCAGGTTGGAAATGCGACTGTGATGTAAATGAAGTTGTCGTCATCGATCACTATATTGCAGGGGAGTTGTCTGTTTTCTGGAGTGTTCTCGTTAGTCGAGTCGTTTGTCCAAAAGATTCCTAACGGAGCATTTCCTTCCCCGATACCCTGGATGCTTGGAGCGCCTGGATATCCTCTGGTTCCTGGGTTGTCTGCCAATAGATTTCTTAGCCAAGCATTGATAAACCATGTTTGACCTGCTGGCGGGTCTGCGAAAAAGTCTGATACTCCGATCCAGCTAATTTGACCTAGCCATGGTGGGGCTGGGTCTAGGCCACTTAACGGGGGCCAGTATGCCATGTTCCCGTTTGCGTATTTGTCAATCACTGCGTTATTAAATGCGGTTGCAGACGCTAAATCATTGTTGACCTGAGTTCTTCTGTCAACGTATTCATCTATGACTAGATCTTTGTCGCATTTGAATGTGATTGATGCTTTTATTGCTCCTGTGATCGGTGACAGGACGTTAATGGTTAGTCCAGCATCTTTCCAACCAAACTCGGATGGAGTTGCGACTGGGTTAGGAGCGAAGTCGTTTGCGTAGTTGTGAACGATCCAGCTTGCAGCTACCACCCATCCTTCGTAGTTGCGGAGACAGGGCCAAGTCGTGTTCATGCCTGGGGCAGATGGAAGGACTAGGTTCTCTAACCCGGTTACTCCTTGGGCGCAGACTCTAACTGGGTAAGAGTTGTCTGGGGTTCCGCAGATGGTTGTTACTGATCTCGTTGCGACTTCTTCCCAAATGAACGTGGTTGGGTTGCGTTTCCAGAAACGGATCAAGAAGTCTGTGTCTCCTCGATAGCCTCCTACGCGGGCCCAGCTTCCTTGGAGTCCGTATGGCCCAGCGGCAGAGAAGCCCAACCATGGCATAGCCCTGCGCGGGACTGAGAGCGCCAAGTCTTCTACGATCTGCTTGTCTGCGCTTGTTCCATCTGAAGACCATGGGGTATGGGTTGAGTGAACGGCTGGAACAGCTTGTGCTGGGGCTGGTTGTTCGCTGGGAGTGCGCGAGCGCCATATTAACCCGGTGGGGCCCGCGATGGTGTAGCTGTCTGTTTCTACATCGTAGAATAGCTGTCCGGCTCCGCGAGTAGGTTGGTAGCTAGGGTAGTATTGACGAGAGGCTTGTCCGGCGCTAACGATAATTGGGTTTGCGGGATATGCGCTCAGGTTTGTGTTCAGGATGGTCTGGACGTTGGTTTGTGCGTTCTTTTCGATTATCTTCAGTCCGTCGATATCGTAAGCTGCGCCAATGTTCTCGGTGTAGTTGTATTCGAGAGTTATTTGATCGCCGTCAACGAATGGATACAGATACATTAGCGTTGCTGTGTTCCAGTCGATGTAAATGTAGCTTGTGCAATCTACTGACTGACACTCTAGGTAGAGAGCTTTGAATGCTCCAGCTTGAGCTATGACATAAGTGAAATCAAATGCTGGAGGGTTCTCTACTACTGTGTTAACTACGGAGTAAACCTCTAAGTAGCAGTCTATCGTTTCTCCATTTCCAGGAGGGTTAACGAAGGTGATTGTGCCTTCAAATATGGAGTAGTCTAACGGGGTTTGAGATATTCCGTTAACCTGTATGTCTGTAACTATTTCAATTACTGCGCCTGGTCCATCTACGTTTCCGCCTGGGGTGTAGTAAGAGATTGGACCGCCAGCTATTTCGAAAACTGTCTGAACTCCGTCACCCGTGAATTGCTCGAAGTAGTTTGAGTCATAGTTGTCTTTGTAGAGTAGCCACAGATCGCAAGTGTCTAGTGGGAAAACTGATAGGCCATAGGTTCCAGGTGTTAGTTCGAATAGAATTGTTCCACCCTGCATCTGGTAGATCGGCAGTGGTGAACTATAAATGTTTGGAAGTGCATTTGGTAAGTGGGTAGTGTTCACGAACTGTCCTTCTTCGGGGACTCCTATATATATGTTGTCCTGATAGAATGAGGTTTGTGTTACACCGCCATTAGCTGAGTAGTTTGCTGATAGGATGGAGACTATCTGTTCGGAAGCTGCTTGAGGAAACAGAACTATGCCGCGAAATTGTAAAGCTGATCCCAGTGCATCACTACCACCGCCGACAAAGTTTCCTGTGTTTATAAAATTGCTTGTGTCACCAGCGCCTAAATTTGCGTAGTAGTAATCAGCCGTGACTACTTCGGTTGTATAGGTTGTGTTGGACAAAAGGAAAAATGAGTGATCGTTTGGTATGCCAAGATCGTTGCGCGGGCCGATTGTTTCGATCCATACCCCAAATGGTCCAGGCGGTCCAACCCAGGTTGGAGTTGTATCCACTTCGATATTGAATGCTAGACTGAATGAGACTATCTGAGAAAAGTGAATAAATACGTCTGGGCCAATCTGTTCCCATGTCAAAGTTTCGTTCAGTATTTGAGTTGAAACTGGATCCTGCATACCGAAGACTTTTTGTGGACTGTTGCTACGGGATGGATTGAACCAATATCCCATGTGCTGTGACCAGATGTCTGGCGAGATTGGAATTGGTGGAAAGTTTTCGACTGCGCCTGCCATTGTTTCAGACTGCTTGACCGACCTATTGCTGACAATCACGGGTAAGCGCCTGTTTTGCGGGTCGCCAAAGATGACTTCTACTTTGTCATTTATGTTGGTTTGTCCGGCTGCGCTAGGAACATTCTTGTATATTCCGAGTGCTGTTTCGACCGCGCTGAACCCGCCTGAAGTCGATTTCACTTCTCCTGTGACTATATGGATCGGGAGCTTATTGTTCTGGAATGCCATCTGCTTCTGCTACTCTCCATCGTATGCGCTTGCGTATCCGCCTGGACCCAGGATGATTGCAGAACGGCCGAACTTTAGAACTGTTACGCTGGTTCCGATTGGTAGGCCGGATCCGTTGGTGGATGGCTTTGAGTTAAAGTTAGAGCCTGCACTTTTCAGGTCGAGGAACCCGCCATTACTCAGGCTTGATGTTCGGGCTAGGATTAGTTGGCTTGTCTCGTCCATGTGTTTGTTCTCCTAGAAGGTTGTGACTGCGGGGGCAGCGGTTGGGTAGTGAACGTAACCTGATATGCTGGTTTTGGCTGAGTTGCCCCGAACGCTTAGGGAGTGTGTTACGGACTGGATGATTCCTGTTGAATGGCCTGGGCTTGTGAATTGTTGAAGTAGGGTTGCAGTCAGGTTCATTGGGCCTGACCCGGCAATGGGGTGGTAGCCTTTGTTTTTTTCTATCATATAGCCTAGGGCGTGATCTGTGATCCATTGCGGGTTAGGGAAGTTTGTGTCGGTCCAAATGTTTGTAGCGGGGCGAGAGCCTGATCCGATTTGGCGACGGAAAGCGGCCTGGATTGGAATTGGGTTATTCGGGATGGACGGATCAACAGGTTTGCCAGAGAAACATACTTTCGCGTCGATTGATGCCTGGCCAATCAGGGTTAGGGGCTGGTTTACTACCAAGGTCGCGTGAGTTGCGGGGAGGCTGAAGTCTTGCGGGCCGGTTGTTACGATAACATTCTGGACCAGGGGGAATATGCCAGTGACGGGGCCTTGTGTGCCACCGTTAAACAGGGTGACTAGGGAGATGTAGCCGTAAGCTGAACGGTCGACGGGGGTGGCTTTGAATAGCGGTTGAGGGAGTTGAACCGTTTTGATGCCTGTGCTATCGAACCTGAAGCAGACTTCTTCGCCGCCTGTGATGCGTGACGTTTTCTCTATCTTCAAGCTGTCGACGCGGTTACCGTAGCTGATCGATTCGTCAAATGACTCGTATCTGAGAGAATCGTTCAGGGGGCCTTTGTAAGTTACAGGAAAGACTTGGATGGCTCCGTCTTTTCGAATGTAGTAGCCCTGGGCAGAGAAAGAGATTAGCCTGGTCAGAACATCTAGAATCTTGCTGTTCTTTACGTCCTCTTCTGACATAGGGAAACTCTCGACTCCGAAGACGCTTACCGAGACTACTCCCGCGCATTGGTCAATGATGGTTTTACTGGTGCTGTTTAGGAACGTGTCGAGGCTAAGGTCGTCGCGGGACATTAGCCATGTGGTTTTGTCGATTCCTGACAGAACTCCGGTTCGTCCTCCTAGTGAAGTTGATTTTGCAGGAGTTTCGATTACAAGCGGGGGGCTTATGTATTCGTCAGATGAATCATCGATCTTGATTGTAAATTCGGTTCCCTCGGGGACAGAAATCGGATCGATAGTATGACCGATTAGATTGCAACTCCAGTTGCAGCCAGCGTTAACTGTTTCGGTAATGCTTACGCTGTCCAGCTTGAATGTTCCTAAGCTGGAGACTAGATCGGCTCTGACGTATTTGCTTACGTTCATTCGTTGTCCTTATGGCGATTGGGTAGCTGCCGGATTTTCTGGAGTTACGGTAAATTGTAGGTTTCCGATTGAATCGACTCCTATTTGCGGGGATAGGCGCGAGGAGCAGAAACGGATTGGAAAGGATCTTCCTTCGAACTTTGATAGTTGCTGGAATCTGCTTGTGAAGTGCAGGCTGACTTCGTTACTCAGATTCATACGGGAAAGCATCTTCACTATCATTAGAGAGGATGGGAAGAAGCGGGAGGGTAGGCGTCGGTCGATAGCGCCTGCCCCGAAATAGCGGCTTGGTCGGGTTACTGTTGCGATTGGAACCACTTCTTGAAAGCGACTGACTCTTAAGCAGTAGTGGCTTGATTGGTAGCGCGACGGACTGCGCTTCTCTATAATCCCGACCCCAAAGAACCTTGAAGGATAGCGTTTGTCGATAGCGCCTGCTCCAAAGAATCTTGAGGGTCGAGTGATTGAGATGGCAGCCATTTAGGTTCCGTCGCCGTCGATGGCGAGAACTACTTCGACCCCGTTGAATGCGGGTGAGCCTGGTTGCAGGGTCAGTTCCCCCCATACGCCTTGGGCTTCACCGAATGCTAGCGTGTCGGAGGATGGATTATTTCGGACACTGATCGCGCTGGCGGGGGCCACGGCGAGGGTGAAGGTGGAACCGCCTGGGGCTGTCTTTCGGTTAGTCGAGGTTCCAGTGTCGTCGGTTGTCGAGACTACCCATAGTTTGACTTCTGAGGTTGCGAACGAGTAGCCTGCTGGGATTTTGCCAACTACATTGCCGTTGATTTTGATAACGATGTCGCCTGCGGCTGCAGACAGGGCGTCATTTGAGACGAGGCAGAGTTTGCAGCGGAATGCGCGAATGAAGGTGACTGCTCCAGATACGGGGGTCAGGCCGTTTAGGGTCACCGAATCAGTGTCGAATAGGTTGGTTCCGTTTTCGCCGTATGCGATGATCTTTTTCGTGTTATTGTCGGCCGCGTTCGATGGCTCGAAAGAGATCAGACCCTGGCTTGGCGGGATAGACATGCCGTTGTAAACGTAGATTAGGCCGTCGAGCAATGAGTCAGCGCCTGAGACGTTCTCAATGAAGACCTTTTGGTATTCTTTGGCTATGTCGAGAGCTGCGTCGATAACTCCTGATAGCTTGGCCCTAAGTCTACTGAACCATTCTCCTACGGTTCCGTTCGTGATCGTGGTGGCGGTCTTGGCCCCGCCAGCAGTTGAAGTGTCGTCAGTCGGATGATTAGCCGACTTACGAAGAATGATGTCTGCGTCGCCGAGTGCCATTTATGGGGTTCTCCTTATGGTGATGTCTACCTCAGAAAGGTTTGTGCCTTTGAGTCTTTTCTGCGAGAAGGATGTGACCTGGCCAGTCCAGACTACGCCCGCGTCATCTGTTACGAAAAGGACTGAGCCTGGTGTAAACAGCATGTCGACGTAGCCCTGAATAAGGGAGTCTGGTAGCCATTGAATGTTAACTGATACGCTATCTTCGGGGGCCGAGAAGTCAAAGGTGACTACCTCACCGTATTCCCCAACTGGAGTTGCGCTGTTTGGAATCGTCGGGTTGATCGACAAGCTCTTGCTGATTGATCTGTTAGCGAGAGTGATTGAAGGTGCTGGGTAAGTAGCGGGGACCGCTGGTGGGACTGGTGGCGATGGCATTCTCGTTCTCCTTTCTTTTATTAGAGGCTGAAGCCGAAGCCAGCGTCAGAACCAATTTGCTTGGCCCCGAAAGGCTTGGCTCCAAATGGCTTGGCCTGGATAGCTCCGCCCTTGTTTCCGCTGATAAGACTTGTGCTCTTTGTGGCTGCCGCCATGGCGGACATGGCCAGGTCAGCGCCAGCCTTTACTATATCAGCATCCCCGACAGAGCGGGAGTCAATATTGACGTAGTTTGTTATTTGGGTGCCGCCGCCTGTGTTGATTGGTTGCAGGTTGTCGAACGAGGAAGGGAGTGGTTTACCGTCTTTGCCTAGCTTGAGATTGTTCTCTTGTTCGAACTTGGCTTTGTAGCTCTCGTAGCTTGGGATTTTGGCCCCGCCACGCTGGTCGCCGAACGGAGTCTTGAATCCGTCTTGTTGGCGGGATAGGCGCGATTCAGCGTCAGAGCCAAAGCCGGATAGGGTTGATTGGAAGCTGAGTTCTTCGATTGAGATCAGGGGACTATTGCGACCGCCCAGGCGCTTTTCACGGAAGCCTTTAAGAGCGTCCTCTTCTGCTTTCAGGCGGTCGGTTGTCGCTTTAAGTTTGTCTTGCTCAGCCTTCTGGTGTTCTAGGTAGGCTTTGCGGACTAACGACTCTTGCTTCTGAGCGTATTTCTCCAGGATTAGATCCCTGTTTTTGCCGTTCTTGTTTGCTTCTTCGAGTTCGAGCTTTAGTTCGGCCTGGAGTTCATTGAACTGTTCCTGAACCTTTTGCTTTCTTCGGCCTTTGATTTGGGAGTCGATAGCTGCTTGCTCGGATGAAGATGCGCCCTGCTTCTTGAGTTCAAGAATTTCGATTTCGTCAGCGATGCGCTCAGCGCGGATCTTTTCGAGTTCGCGGGTCTGGTCAGCTACCGCCCTGTTCAGGTCCAGTTGCAGATCGCGTTCTTTCTTGGTGAGGACAGCGTTCTCGGTTCGGTATTGTTTGTTAGTGATATGGCCTAGCGACTCTTCCTTGAGTAAGGTGAGCTTGGCTTTTTGGATAACTTCAAGCTGTTTCTCTTTACCGATAGTTTCAGCTAACTCTTGATTGAGCCCGGTTTTGAAGTCGGCAAAATTCTCCCTGACTACTCGCTTTTGTCCGGTTTCGTCAGTTCGCTCGGATCGGATGTTCTCTTTGCCGCGTTGGATTTTGGCGCGGTCTAGAGCTATTTCGAGTTCGCGTTCGGCATCGCGATAGGACTTTTTCAGTTCGTCGGCTTTGTCGCCGAAGATGTCGAACTTGGTTTGGGCTTGCTTGCTTCTAAGTTCGAAGAGTTTATTCTGGAAGATTTCGATCTTCTCGCTGGCGGTTAGAGCTGCGTCGGAGAATTCTTCCAGGGGCTTGGTGACGGATAGGACAGTTTTGCCGTCGATGCCTATGAATCTTTTTGTGGTGGTTAGCTCGGTGGGGCGAACGCCTGAAGCGATTTGCTTTGCGTCGCTGACGAACGTATCGAGAGCCTGCTTCTGGGCATCGTATTTGTCTTGGATGTTCTTTTTGGATTTTTTGAGAGAGTCAGCCTCGATTGATTCGATGACTGTAGCTTTTTTCTTTTCGAGTTCGATCAGGAGATCGAAGGCTTTTTTCTCGGCGTCGATCTTTTCAGTCAGGCGATCTGCTTGGTTTTGGAGACGGAATCGTTCGCCCGAAGATAGAGCTAAGGATTGCAGCTTGCGCTGGACCTTGTTGTATTCGGCCAGGTCAGCTTGATATAGGTCAGCTTTCGCTTTGACGAGCTTGATTGACTCGTTGACAATGAGTAGCTGTTGATCTTTGCTGCTTTTGCCTAGGACTGCTAAGGCTTTTTTCTCGCTAGCTTCTAGTTCCTGGAGACGGTATTTTTCTTGATCGGATTGGACTTTGACGCGCTTATTGGTTAGTTGCGTGATCAGTTCGTTGTTAGCGATGAAGTCTTCGAGGTATTTTTTTGCGGGGCCAGATGAGCCTTCGAGGAGTCGCGATGCTTCTTCGATAGAGAACTTGGTGCCGCGAGCTGATTTTTCTCTCAGACCTTCTGTGTTCTCGATGGCTGAGGTTAAAGTTTTCTGGATTGCTTCTTGCTCTTTGAGTGCGGAGTTAATCAGGTTGATGTCTCCGACTTTTAGAGCAAACTTTGCGGGTCCGGCCCCGCGAGTGATTTGCTTTTGAGTTTTGTCAAATACGGATTCGATGCCGGATAGGCCATTGGTTAAGAGCCTGAGAGCTTCGACGAATGGCTTCAGATTGCTTACGCTTTTTTCAGTGACCTTAGAGAATTCGGCAAACTTTTTGGTTACTGCAGTTGGATCTGTGTCGACCAGGGCTGAGATTTCTTTGGCGAATTCGGGGATTACTCCGCTGTCGATTGCTTTTTGCAACGGGGTCAGATCGAAGATGGTTCCGTCTTCGCTCAGGTTCGATTTGGCCAGGAGTTGATCTCTTAGCTCGTTGATAGCTTTGAGTTTTTCTTCCTGAATGCGTAAGGCTTCGGCTTGGGCGGTGAACTTTTCAGTTAGCTGTTCGCCAGTCAATCCCGCCAGGCCGAGATCTTGAGCTAGGCGGAAAGCTCCGCGACGGTCAAACTCGTCCTGGATCTTCTTGATTTTTTGTTCGGTCGTGTCTAGATCGTTTAGGAAATCTTCGGGTAGTTCAAAGACTCTGACTAGCTCGCCTTTTAGTTCCAGGTTTGCTCTTCTAGCGTTGGCGATTTCGTCGGCGTATTTCTTAATGCTTTTGGCGGTTCGCTCAGCTTCTTCGGCTTGGGCGTTAATGGCCGTGTTTAGGAGTCCGGCTGTTACTACTAGGGCTGCCAGGGGGGCGGCAGCAGTTAGAAGTGAGGTTCCTAGTCCGGCTGCGCCTAGTGCGGCTGATCCTAGTCTGGTTACGGCTCCGATTACTACGGCTAAGCGGGGAGCTACTGCAGCTAGGCCAGTTACGCTTCCGGTGACGGCTGCATTCATCAACAGGAGTGCTGTGGTTGCGCCAGGGATAGCTGCAGCGAATGCGAGAACTGCGGGGGTAGTAGCAGTGGTTAATGCGGTTCCCATGAATCCGAGAGCTACGGATGAGGCTGCGAGTGTTACGGTCAGGGCTCCGAGAGCTGCGCCTGTTACGATGATTCCAGAGGTTACGGTTTTGAATACTGGAGGGGTGCTGTTTAGTAGTCCAATTAGGAATGACAGACCTTCTACTCCGCTTTTGACTTGCGGGAGCAGAGAGGATCCGATTGCGCCGGACAGTTTTAGGATTTCGTCTTGGAGGTTTGAAATTCGGCCGGTTAGGGTTTGGCTTAAGCGTTCTGCTGACCCGCCGAAGTCGGTTTTAATCAGGAGGAGCAGAGCTTCGCGATTCTTTTTGATCTGGTATTCGTTTTGAACAAGCAGTCGGTTTTGACTGTCGACTACTCCGCCGAATTGCTTTAGGCGTTCTTGCGTTATGCCTAAAGTGTTGCGAAGTTCTTGGTAGCCTCGCAATGAACCAGCGGCAGCTTTACCTACCTCGTTGGCCGTGCGGGCCAGGTCCGCGTTCAGACCGGAAGCAAGGTCGATGGTGGATTGTAGGATACCTATGTTTTTTTGGCCCAAGGCTGCTAGTTGGACTTGGGCGGCGACTACTTGTTCTACGTTGTATGGGGTTTTGGCGGCCAGTTCTAGAGCTTGCTGGAAGCGTTCTACAGCTACTGCGGGATCTTTGAAGGTTGTTGTCAGCTTGGCTGTAAGGACTTCGAATTCGGCTGCGACTTTAACTGTCGTAAAAGCTAAAGCGCCCAGGGCAGCGGTGGCGGCAGCGGCTCCGACTACTACGGCTGTTGAGAGGTTGGCAATTACTTGCTTGCCTTCGTCGTCCAGGGTGTTGAATTTTTGGACTAGATCGTCAATGCTTTGGCCAGCGTTTTTGTTTCCCTCAGCTATGCCTTGGCCGATTCCCTGGGATAGGGCCTGGCCGATTTGGATACCGGCCGTGGTTCGGAATATTCCAACTGAGCCTATGATCTGATCTAGGGCTGAGCCTAGCTGGTTGGCGATAGGGGAGAAGATTCCTAGCCCACCGCCTAGCCGAGATGACTTTTCGCCTGGACCTTTGAGAGCTTTCTCGTATTCTTTTTGGATTTTAGAGAATGCTGAAGTGTAAGATTGCTCTGCTTTTTTTGCGTCATTAGATAGTGACTCAGCGGTCAGCTTTGATTGTAGAGCTAGCTGCTTGAGGACCTGGATATTTGGGGAGCCGCTTTTTTGCGCTTTCAGTAGTTCTTCTGTATCTATCTTGGACACTTTTTGGGCGCTGAGTGCAGCAAAGCCTTTGGCTTGTGCGGCTGTGCCTAGATTGGTTAGTGCTCCGAATGATTGAGAGAGCTTAGCTTTTTCAGTAGCGTTCTGGATGGCTGCAATTTTTTGTTCAAGCGATATACGATCTTGAGTGATACGCCTTACTCGATCTTCGTTTGCGACAATATCTTGACCGATTTTGAACTTTTGGCGGATTAGTTCCAGTTCTGTGCTCGTGGTAGATGGAGGTTTAGCTGCCGCAACAGAAGTTGTGGCAGTTTTTTGTCCAGAAGCAGCTTGCTCTTTTCGAATAGCGACCAGTGAAGACTTTACTTCGTTAAGCGCCTTGGTATATGCACCCTGAATGATCTGCGCTTCCTTCTGTAATTGAGCAGTTAGAATCTTCGCTGCGTCGAGAGCGTTCTTCTGTCTTTCTCTGTCTTCGGGCTTAGCTTTAGCAAGTTCTTCTGCAGCTTTTTTTTGTGCTACGAGTTGAAGGGTTAGAACGAAGTTTTTGTCTGATAGCTCTTTGGACTTGGCTATCATTAGATCATATGGCTTAGTTGCTCTTACGTCTTCAGCGGCCTTGGGTATTGCAGCAAACTTTGTCTTGATGTTTTCTAACGACGATTGCAGGTCTAGGCCGGATTGTTTTACGGACTGAAGTCCCGTATTGGCTAGCGAAATAGACTTCTCGGAAATGATTCCGATCTTCGCGTCAGAGAGAGCTTTGCTCAGCTTGAAAGCTACATCTTTAGCGGCCGTGACTACCCCGCCGCCGAGTTGACTCAAGGTGTTCTGGGACGCCTGTTTCAGGCTGTCGCGAACGCTGTTGACGGCCCCCTCGATACTGCTGTCAGCTTCGGCCAGGAGCTTGATGACTACGGGAACGACTGCTTTTGCCATAGCTTTTAGTCTAGCATTCGCCTGTGTTTTCGGGGTGGATCGGCCTGGCTTTGACTAGTGAACTAGTGTTTACTGATTTGGTAAAAAAACAGCCCCTATCCTGAGACGGGGGCTGCCAGACAGTGTTTAGGCCGGTGGCCAAATTGCTGCCTGTGGGACTACCAGGGCCAGATGACTCCGAGCGAAGGAGGTTCCTCGGGTATTGTATCACAGTGAGATTGTCGTGGCGAGTCTGGTCAAATGAGAAAGCCCAGGGTGTTTAGTCCCAGGCTATCTGTTTTTCGATGTATGCAACCTACTTGATGAAAGTAGGTTGATGGTATTCGGTTACGCGGGGACGGTAACCTTTTTCTTTTCGGCTACCGGGGCGGCGGTTGGTTTGGTTTCCACGGGTGCGGCAGCGGCTGGAGCAGCGGGTGCTTTGGCAGCTTTTGCAGCAGCCTTAGCAGCTTTCTCAGCGGCTTTCTCTTCGGCGGATTTGCGGGGACCGCGTTCTACCTTCGGCTTTCCGTTGATGGCCAGATCGAGAGCTTGGGCGAGTGCAAGGACATCGTTGTTCGAATCCTTGGTCGTGGTCGCTTGCAAGTGGTCGAGCAGAGCTTTTGCTTCGACGGCTTCCATGGAAAGTTCTACGTCGATACGTGCCTGAGTTTTTACGTTAGCCATTGTTTACCTCTTTCATTCGCTCGGTTAGTTGGCGATTCTTTTCGTTCAAAGTTTTCGCCAGGTCGTTATACGATTCTAGCTGAGCTTGTTCGGATTGTCTAGCCTTGATTGCCAGATCGATCATGGTTTTTTCGTTACTATCTGGTTCTGTTTGATCCTGTCGATCTAGTGGGTCTTTGTCGGTATCTTCGATTGTCTCCCCGTATACTGCCCCGACTAAGATTCGGATCAGATTAGTTACTCGGATCGCGAGAGAGCGATCATTTTGCCATTCGATTGAGTCGATTATGTTCGCTATATAGTAGACGTTTCGTAGACTCTTGGTTTTGAATAGTTCTTCGGGAGTTGTGTTACAGATGCTGGCTACCCGAACAACCTGGGTTAGCCATCGAGTTCGGCTTCTAGCTCGTCTACGGGAACGTAATCTTGGGTTGTCTTCTGCAGCGACGCTTGACGAACTTGGATGGCTGCGATCAGGGCTCCCCGTTCGATCAGAAAAGACTGGTCCTGGACCGTTTCGATCCCGTCAATTTCGTTCTGCTTGTTCATGATTTTCTCGCGCATTTTACGGGTCGTGTTCTTTCGGATCCAGGAAGCCGTTACGGGACCACCGCCGTCGAAGTCTTTTAGCAGGTTGGCTACGATGTCGGCGCTGTGTTCCGCGATCTGCTCTTTTACGTCGAAGAGGATTTGGGAATCAACTGTTTGGCCGTATTGCAGTGAGCGTTGAGCTATACGCATTTGCTCGATGGCATCATCGTATTTTGATGCGGTTAGCTCGATGTAAGAGTCAAGTTCTTCGCATGTGTGCTCGACCAGCTTGAACTTGCGGGTAACTCCATGCCTTGTCTTGATCTCGACTTCTTCTTCTTCGTGATTCAGAAACATTTGGATCTCCTTAGTGATTTTGCTCGGACATGTAGGATAGCATAAAAAAAGACCCTCTGTGAAGAGAGCCTTTCAGGTTGGTTTGGGTGACTGTTAGTTGGTTCGGCGCATGTAACCGTTCGGGTTCGTTGGGTGAGCTACTGCGTCGGGCAGGGACAGGAAGGTGACATTGGTGATGGTGTAGTTCGTCTCCTGGAAGTTCAGGTCGATTTCGGCCGAACCTTGCGCTCTCCAGAATTTGACGGTCCAGGTTTTTCCACTCACAGGGGAAACGTGAGTGAACAGGATGTCAGTTTCGATGAAGACGAAGTATTTGCCCAGATCGATTTGTTTGCTTGCGGGGGTGGTGTAGGTGTAGCCAACGTGAACCACTTGCAGGGTCGTGATCGTTCCTGCGGGGTTACGGTAGACAACACCGCGAGCGGCATCGAGCAGGTAGTCGGTTCCGGCTGCATAGGTCGTGACTTCGGTGGAGTCTTTGACGGTCAGAGCCGTGACTACTTCGCCATCGAGTAGGATGTATTCCAGGCCGCCGAGGACGGGGACTGCGAAGGTTTTGGCCTGACCCATGGCTACAACCACGGGGGCGCCAGCGTTACTGGTTACGGGGATGGTTCCGCTGACTGCAGCCAGGTTCGGGACAGTAAGCTCGCCCAAGGGGGCGGTTAGCTCGATGGTTTCCTTGGTGATGACGCGGCCCTGGGGCTGCAAAGGAACGCCGGATTCGAATACAGCCTGGTCGACCTTGCGGGATACTTTTACGTCTCCCTTGAGGAAGCCAGCGTCGACCCCGCCAATGGTCAATAGCCCGGTTCCGAGAGTTGTGTTTCTGAAATCTCCCATTATCTAGTGCCTCCTGGTATTCCCCTTGAGCGGGGTGATTGTCGGTTGGCACTATTATAGATTGGGTCCACTGAGCAGGTTGGCGGAAATTAAAAGAGGGTGTTTAAGTTCGCGTTCATGGTTCCTGGAATAAAAAAAAGCCCATCAAACGCCGGGGGGCGCGGTGACGGGCTCTTTTGCTCTTGATAGCTTCAGGCTGCGGCTGCCCAGTAATAGGCTATCTTGATTACCGACATTGCTACCCGCGAGGACTGTTGTCGCGGGACTTTACCAGAAGCTAAAGTTCTTTTTCGCCAGCGTGGGCCAGCTACTTATCACTGTTGCTTCAGGGGCGTCCTTACAGGTGTTAGATTACAGCTTGAGTTAGTTTTGGTTGTTGCCATGATGTAACAGAATCGACAGATTAGCGCATAGTTTTGCAGTTGACTACCGTGATACAGGAGCAGGAGTAGGAGTGTTCGGGAGTTCCTTCGATGACTGTTTCGCTGTCTCGCATTGTGAGTAGGACCGTTAGCGGTGTTCCGGCGATTGTAATTTTTCTGTTCTCGCGAAGGAATGGGATTAGACCCCAATCGCTAGTTTCGTTTAGTGACCACAGGAGTAGTTCTGCAAACTTTTCTGCTTCGTCTGGATCCAGCGGGGCTGAGCACTTAGTTACCAGGTGGATGTCGAAGTCTACTTCAAATGGATTGCCGTGTTCTTCGACTGAGAGGTTTCCGCCCCATTCGATGGAGAGTGATGGTTGCTCTTGAATCGGGACTTCTTTCCAATCTCCCATGCGGATCGTTTTGTAATCGCGAAGATCGTTTCCCGCACCTAGCTGTAGTATAGCCAGATCGTGTATTGCTTTTCTTGTGTGGTAAATCATGCGTTACTCCTTGGTTTTTGTTGGAGACTCTGAGAGTTTTTGGACCAGATAGCGATTCATGAATGATTGCATCTGGTTGCTGAGTTTTACAGCAAACGTCTCCTTGATTGAGTTACCGTCTGGGATGAATGGCCTGGCTGGGACTGATACGCGACGAAGGATCGTCTTGCTTTTTCTTCCACGGCCAGATTGTTTTTGTTTTTCCGACTTGCGCCTAACCTTAGCGTTGGCTCCATACTGATTCGGGGCGGCCTGTGGAAGTCTGGTCCCGAGTGTCATAGACTTTTGTTGCTGGAGATCGATTGATCCATCACCGCCTTCAATTGAGCGCATTAGCCTTTTTGAGGCTTGAAGTGGCGGGGCCGAAGCATCGTATCCTCTCCGTCTCCTCCAGCGTCTTGTCGCTTTTGTGATTGGTGGCCAGGTTCCGAAGTTTTGCGACTTAAACTGATCGATCATCTCCTGGCGAACAATTGGAGCTTGCTCTTTCCATACGGGTCGGAAGTCGTTCAATAGTGCAACTACTGCGCGTTTGAACTGTTGCAGCTTGGCTGTTAGGACTCTGATTCGGAAAGCCATTATAGGTTGCCTATTGTGAGATCGATCTCGTATGGGTCGCCGTTATCGTCCACTGCCACTTCTGGATCTCCTGAGCGCATCTGTGTGTGTAGACGAGGAGTTAGCTTACTTTCTAGATCGAAGTTTTTCAGGGACGGCTTTTTGCCGCGAGTTCCTGAGTAGACTCCAAGATTCTTGCTTATGTTCGGATTGGCTGAGTCACCTATGATCATGCATCCTTCGACAAGATTCTTCATCAAGTTTTCTGCGCGTTCATAGAGGAGCTTTGACATTCGTGGCTCCGCGTTTGACGCATCGACCATGTAGCATCCTGACAGAAAGATTGCGCGTGATAACAGGCTACTGATCGTTGTTATAATTCGCGGGCATGGATTCGGATCTACCGCTGCATTGTAGTCTGCGAATGGAACTGTGTATCTTGTCCCAAGAGTTGAGTCAATGATCGACTCTGCTTCGTCGATTGAGATGAGCATAGCGGAATCATAGGTAGCTTGAGTGGCTTTGAATGCTGGCATCTGTTCGAATAGTTTATCTGGATCTACATACATGAAAAAATACCTCGTTTCATAAAGAAGGGCCCCCATGATTGTGAGTCACGGGAGCCCTATTTGCAAGCCCAGAACGGGTTAGCAGGTGATTTTCAAGACCCACTCGGGATGGAACATAACGGGCAGGCCGTAGAGTCCCATCATGATATCGTAGTAGGCTTTGTGGATATCGTCGGTCTTGTCCAACGTGCGAACAAAACGACCGCCGGTTGCTCCACTGATTCCGCCGTTGTAGAGCGATGGGGTGCAGGCGAACTCGCAGAACTTACCCTGGCTTGCAACCTGTCGGGCGAACACATGGGCTCGACCATTGGGGATGAAGCGGGTAAATGTCAGGGAGTCGTTCAAGTAGCCCTTATCGTAGATGACGATTCGGCCGGGAACCCCTGCGAGTTCCATTAACAATGCGCCGACATTGCCAACTCCGATTCGGGTAACGCTTGAAGACTGCCTTACCAAATCGCGAAGGATTGTGTTCTTGCAGAGATTGATCGCGGTCTGCATGTTGATCCAGATTTCGTCGATCTCAGTTCCCAGGTTACTGAACACCTGGGCGAAACCTTGGATGTCTCCAACTGGATCAGATGCGGGGTTGGACCAGAGAGTTCCGACAGTGATCTGGTTGCCTGCGGGGATCTCGTAGTCGATGGTTCGAATGATACCGTTCTCGTTCAGAGAGAGAGTGCCGTTGAACATCTGCCATACGAGCCATTCCATTCGGGTGAACAGGCGGTTATCGAGACGGTTGACCGAGCGCATAACCAACATTTCGGCTGCTCGCTCCTGGAAGCGTGGGCCTACGTTGCGAACTTCGAGAAGGTCAGCTTCGTCGAGACGAATGAACTCCTTCCAGTATGCAGTCTTCATGCTCTTGGTCTTGAGAGCGGTTTGCTTGACCATACGCGGGTTGGTTCCGAGTGCATGGGGTTGCGTCATTCCACCGCCAGCGCCGAGGATGTCCCAAGAGATAACTTTGGGACTGGAGTTATAGGCGGTGGTTTCCATGGGGCATTTGGATAGCCCCATGTATTCTGCGGGATCCGGCGCGAAGTCGCTGATTACCTCGGTGATAAGCTGCGGGTCGGGCCAAACGATTTGTGCGGGCATTCTTTAGTTCCTCGTTCTTTCTTGTTTGGCTTATGCGCCGGGCAGGATCAGGATGTTGCGACCGGGGATGACGCGAGCGCCGGGCGTAGTTGAGAGAGCGTTTGCGTCAAAGCCCAGGGCGGTCACCTTTGTGTTGTCGAAGTAGCCGGTGAACCAGATGGCGGCGAGAACGTCACGGCCTTCTGCAGCGGGATTGACCGCGTTCTGCAGGAAGCCAGCAAAGTTTTCGCTACCGTCGACGGCCGCGCTGGTATACTTCTTATACTTTCCAGAAGCGGTGACTTGACCCATGGGAGTGCCAGGGGACAGGGCGGGCTCGGTGGCCAGGACGGTAATGGGAAGACCCATGAAGTCACTGTCCTCCCCGAAGATGCGAATTTCATCTGGGGTGTAGGTTGTGGTTACGATCTCAGGCATTGTGTTTTATTCCTTTCTTCGGGGTGGCTTAGGACTTTTTGTTGAGCGTTTCGGCTTGAGCAGAAGCGTAGTTAGCTTTCAGGCGGGCCTTCTTTGCTTCTTTGTCTTGCTCGGTTACGGTTTCGCCGGGGAGACGATCCTCGGGGGTCGAGAGTCGGCCGCCAACGGCGATCACGGGGCCGTTCGCCTGCTTGAGAGCTTGATACTTTTCAAGCTGGGCGTCGGACAGACCGTTAATGAAGTCGAGTTCGGCTTCCTTGTTGGCGGTCAACATCAAGCCTTTTTGAGCGAATTCGACCACAAGGCCGGTGTTGCGCTGGAGCTTGAGGATTTGGTTTGCAGACTGAACCTGGCTGGAGAGCTTTTCGTTCTCAGCCTGTTGGGTTGCAAACTTTGCCTCCAGGTCAGCGATCTGCTTGTTCATTTGGGCCAGGACCGCCGACTCGGAAAAGCTGGCGATGGTCGTTACCGTGGGATCTTCGGGCATTTGATTTCCTTTCGCGGGAGCCTGGCCCCCAGGTGCTGGTTTGGTTGAGCTAAGGGTAGCATTTTCGTCAGTTTGTGAATCGGGTGTTTGTAAAGACGGGGTTTCTTTTTGCGTTGACAGTCGTGGGGTTGAAGGCTTTTTCTTAAGTGGCGGGGCGACGATCTGGGCCGGGTCCTTGCCCCCAACTGCGGGGAATTGGGTCAGACTCACTTCCATGAGTTTGCGGGGCTTGAGGTAAAAACCGATTGAGACTTCTTTGGCGCGGCCGGATTGAACTGCGTCAATTGCGTTCCAGCCAACGAATTCGGCTAAACCGTAGACTCGTTTGCCTTGGCGGCGGATTGACAGAAGGTTACCAACGTTATCTTTCCAGGCGGTTGAGTGATCGATTTGGAATGGCAGCGGGCGTTCCCAGTTGTCGACTAGAGCTTGTAAGTCTTCTTCGGTGAACGGGATACCGTTGAATTCTCCGGTTCGGATTAGGAAAACTTCGCGGAGCAGGCGGGGAGTGAAGCCCTTCTCTTCGATCATCATTGGCTGGAATGGATCGGGGCCCGCTTCGTTCATGTCGTCGGCGGCCAGGCTGACTGTGCCTCTGATACTTTCTTCGCCTGGAATAACGAACGATTGCGGGGCTAAAGAGTATTGGGTTGCGATTTTCTCAGCCTGCTTGCTTACGTCAGACTTATTGCCTTTTAGTCTGGAATCTCCAGGCATGAATCCAGTCTCTTTGTAAACAGCGATAGCGCAAGCACGAGCAGCGCCCATTCGTGATACGCCCTTTTTCTCAAGATCGATGATGCAAGATTCGTATGGCATTAGCTCGGCCTTCCTTGTTTCTTTGATGGTGCTTTAGGTTTTTCTCTCGTGCCAGGCTTTTCGGGTTGCGGCCCACCTGGATTGTTTTTGCGACCGCCTACTTTTGGTTTGTCAGTTGGCTGGTTTGTTGGTTGGGCTGACTTTTCTGCAGCTAGCTTGTCTTCTTCGCGCCACTTGTTCATTTGTTCGAAGTCTTTGTCGGAGATGGCGGTCATTCCGAGTTTAGCGCGAACCATGTCCATGTCGGACTTGAGACGCGGGTCGAGGTAACCTTCTTGGGTCATCGCGTAGAAGATGTCTGAGAGAAGTTTTAGGTTCTCCTCAGTTAGCTCTTTGATTTCGAACGCGCCGTAGTTGCCATCTTTTTGGATTCCGAAGTTGGCCACGATCAGAAGCATGATGACTGATCGGATGACAGCGGGGACCAGGGAAGTCATTAGATTAGCCATGGACATGATGTAGACTTGGAAGTGCTGTTTGGCTAATGCGTTGGAGCCGATCTCGGAAGTATCGAATAGGAGGACGGGGACTAGAAGGCCGCGATACATTCGCGAGTCCATGTGGTCGACGATTACTTTGAAGTCGCTTCCCACTGAACGCGGGACTTGCATAAAGCCGACTTCTTCATTTTCCTCGATGACAAAGCCGGTTGTGTTTTGCAGGTCCTCCATGATTGAGAGCAGGTATTCGGCGCGAGTTTGCTCCTGGCCGTCTTCGTCGACGATCTTATCTTGGCCGTTTGCTGTTTTGATCCAGCTTAGAGGGGAGCCGGTTCTTTCCATTGCGAGTGCCCAGGCTTTTAGCATCTGGTCTTTGATTACCCAATCTTTCCAGATGCATTTTAGGCGACTGCGACCAAACGGATTTGAGTGTCGGCTCTTGTGAGCCCAGGTTACCATTTTACTCGCGGGGATTTTGACTTCATAGCTCGTTTGCGGCCACTGGATGAACGCGGTTATGTCGCCATAGGTTCTGCTTCCTTTGGATAGGTCGAGTTGGTAGCGACCAGAGAGGGGGTTTACTCCGATCACTGCATCGAGATTGGTTTGCGAACCGTCATCCGAAACAGACATGCAAACTTCTGCGTTAGCGAATCCGTAGACACAGCCGTCAGTGATTAGCTCGTCCCAGAATTGGGGCCAGCCTTCTTTCATGTTGGTGATTGCGTCGCGTATGAATTTTTGAATTCGGACTGACGGGTGAGTGTAGTCGCCAAGCATTTGATAGGCGGACATACTGATCATTTCGATACCAGACTGGATCGTTTCGTCAGTCTCATACATGTTGTGGTAGGTTTTGAGATCGATCTTGTCTGGGTTCTTGATTGTTCTGTCAAAGTTGCTGACGAATTTCAGGATGTTTCTTGTCATCCTGTTGCCGGTTGCCATTTTGATGTCTTTGCGAATTTCAGCTTCCGTTTCCCCGAAGCTGATCTGTTGCGCTTTTGTGATGTTGGTTGATAGTTCGGGGGCGAAGTCAGTCATGAGATCAGACTACCTTTTTCAGCGGGGCGCGGGTCCTGGAATCTTAAACACAGGCTTTAAGTTTGAGTTGCAAGGCGGGCGCGGTGCGTGGTAGAATTCGGGGCGGCCTGAAGGGGTATGCATGGGCGAAAACGGGCCTTCTGGCCCAGAGCCGACCTGGGGCTGAATCAGGTTCTCTAGTTAATGAATGAAGTATAAAAGGTGAGGCAGGGGCCAGGCTGAATAGAGCGGTGGCCCCTTCTCTATTTCTGGGGGCGATGGAGGTTCTTGTGAGTGCTTTCGAGATCGTTTTGGGTAGCGTGGTGAAGCTGTGGTGGTTCTGGTTGACCTGCGCTTTGTGGGTATGGGTTTGCATCGAGGTTGATAGCGAAAAAATGTGAGTTGCGGGACATGATCATGATAGTGAGTCAGTTAGACTGGCATGGTTATGGTTGACGTTTATGTTTTGTTCGTGTAGTATAAGTTATCTTAGTTAAGGAGTCCGGTATGAAAAAGATGCCTAAAGAGTTCAAGAAGCTGATCATTGCGGCTGAGGATGCTTTGGCTGCTGTTGTTGAGTGTTTGCGGGAACAGCGCGATCTGGCTGAGGAGTTCTTTGATAGTAAGTCAGAGCGTTGGCAGGAGGGTGACGCGGGGTCTTCTTACAGGAGTTTCATTGACGCGATTGAGTGTAAGGCTGACGAGGTTGAGGCTTTTCAGGAGGAGCTTAGTGGCATTGATGACGAGCTTAATCTTTCTAACCATTAGTTAAAGCGATAGGAGTCCAAAATGACTGTTCAGGAAATGGATAAACTGGTTGTAACGAAAACGGTTAAGGTTTTGATTGCGGCGGGCGCGGTCTTGTCAGTTGACGATGGTGGAGAGGGATGGGCTGTCAGATCGTCGACCAATAAAGAAGAAGTTGTTAATGCTATTATGGGCGTCGATGACTGTATGCTGAGTGTTCGCTGGGCCGACTGCGTTCATGGCTGGGTCAGGTTCATTATGGGGAATGATGGCTACGATGTCATCAATGATCACAGCACCAGACTGGAAGAGACTCTCGCGCCCGTGTTTGCGCTGTGTGATGAGCTTGAGGATAGCCATACGATGGCGGCGGAATGGCTACTCAAGCATTCTGGTTAGAATAGTTTGAGGATCAGCAGCATTCTGGTTAGAATAGTTTGAGGATCAGCAGGTTGGACTCCGTATCGGGGTCCATTTTCTTTTCCACGGTTAGCTGCTGGTCCAGACTGAGGACCGCTTGTTTCTCGACCCGGTTGTCATCTACCCGCGCAGCTTCGCCCTTCTTACCCTTGAAGGTGCCTCGCTCGATGGCTCGCTGCTCTGGGTTGTAGCTGAACCAGGGGTCGGGGATATGGGCGGTCACCGTGGATGGACCATTGGGGGGGAGGGGGATTTCGCGGGTAAGGCCCTGAGCCTGAGATAAGCCGGTTTGTATGCTTTTCGCCCGCATACTTTGGGGGGTTGCGTTCTGGGTTAGTGGCTTCATCGTCTTAGGGTCAAGATACTCTTTGGGTATCGAGCCAATCGTATCCATACCGATCTCCACGTAGATCTGCTGTTGGATGTAGGGGTCATACACTCTGAGCATGTTCCCTCTCTTTACCTGGCTTTCTAGTGAGAACCATGTTCTGGGGAACTCTCGCTCTGGTTCTGCTTCTTCTTCCTCATCCCCTGAGATACCGTCTAATTCAGTCTCTTCCTTATTAGGCGGTAAGTCAGGATTGTCGTCTAGCTCGATGCGATAGCGCCTGAAACCGGGAGCGTGGAAGACTCGGTTCATACCCTTTGCGCCTGGGTTCTTTCCTACCCAACATGTAAACCAGGACCAGGCTGTTTCGGCTGAGATAGACTCTTCCACCAGGAGCTTAAACAGGTCGCGTTCGGCTGACAGGATCAGTTTGACGGCTAGCTCTATGGCAGGTATTCCTGGTTCGGTCACCTTAACTTGGCCATGCTTGTTGAATAGCTGGCGACAGACTTTTGACCATTGCTCGGCTAGCGCCTGGATCGATTTGCCGTCGTTCGCTCTTTCGATGGGGAGCATTAGCTGTAGGGTGTAGCCGTCTTTTGCAGTTGGAACGAATACCCCGAAGCAGCCGTCCATGTCGCGTTTAACGCTGTCGCGAGTGACCATTTTCTTGGTGGCCAGCTTGATGTCTTTGGGGCCATGCTCGCTGTTGATGCTGAACTGCAAAACAATAGGGCATTGGATACCATAGGCCGACTCCCAGTCCCATTCGGCCGTCTCCCTCTCTGTTTGCCAGAGAGCGCAGTCGGGGCAACCTGGGGCACCGCAAGCATGAGCCGTTTTGCAGTAGCAGGTTCGTCCCAAGCCTTCTTGGTGTTCCATGCCGGGGCTGCTGAATTTGATCCACCAGTAGCTGTTCCCGCATCTATATCGTCCTTCTTGCCAGTGGGTCAACTGCCTAAGAGCCAGTTTCTGCTGGTTATCTTGAGCGTTCCAGCCGTCCCCGTTTACGTGATCGCAGAGTAGCCTGGTGCTTTCGATCATGATCTGCTTCCAGGCTGGTCGATTATTTTTCTCCTCGACCCATCGATCTGTGTTCCACAAAGTTGCGGGGATCGACTTGCCTCCGCTTACCCCGCGAGCGTTAGACAAGAGTTGGTGGATCTTCTTACTGGTCAGATTGAGGCTGTGTTTTGCAGACCAGTTGCAGATAGCCTTATAGGCGTTCTTTGTGCTCAGCTTTAGACTGCAGTAGAGTTTGACTGCGAACTCCCAGGCTGTTTCGTAAACTGTCACGCCTTCCCGCATGTTCGGAGTAAACTGCTGGTCGTCGATTAGCTCGCTAACCTGGTGCCAGTCGACTTCTTTCTCCACGAACTCTGGTTGGCTCTCGGCCTTATACTCAACGAGTTCACGACCGCATCGACTTAAGTCTTCATCCTTGATGATCCCAATCATAGACTGAAGCAGGTTGAATGATGGTTTACACTCTGGGATCAAGTTTTCTGCGCCGTCTAATTTCAAGAAGCTATAACTCATCTTGCATGTCCTATCTGATTTTTATTACCGATCACTTGCGTTAAACTTTTGAATCTGCTAATCTAGCTTAGTAACAGTTTCGTTCGCATGTCCTGTTGCACCGGCCCGTTTCGATTGGACTCCTTTCGGGCCAAAAACCCAGACCGGGTTGAGACGAAAGTTTCCCTGGGATGGTTTCGGGCTCTGGACTTACCGCCAGGGCCCTTTTTTTATGGTGAAACCCTTTGATTATAGCTGTTTTGCGGCTATTCGTCCAGCTTATTGGGGTCCGAGTTATCCACAGGTTTTCCACAGGCAGTTGAGCCTTCTACCGACTGGCTTTGCGAGTGGTTGAAGATTACTCGATTAGGGGTTGACAGTGGGAGTATAAATCCTGTTTAATGAAAGCCTGGCTTTAAGAATGCGTTGACCTTAGTCGAAGCAGTCTCGGGGTCAGATGCTGCCAAGCATACCTGGCCGCCCTGAAGGCTAATAACTGGATGGGCGGCACCCTTTTTCTTCAAGGCGGTAGGGGTGATGAACGAGTATATCAGCGGACTTGAGGTTAGGCGCTTTCGCGAGTTGCTTGACTGTCAACTGAAGAAGATCGAGCAACAGGCAGTCATCTGTGGGTTCGAAGTTCGAATTCACGTTGAGGGTCGGCCCGAAGTTCGCATTGTGTTTGGTAGCTGTAGGAGTGAAGAGGACGGCGAACAGAAGAGTTTGCCTGCGGAGATGTATCATGGCTACTAGCTCTTTCAGGAGTCTGTCTGACGCTAATGCGCGGAAGATCAGGCTATCGCTTGAGACTATCGCTAAGCATCTACAGTTTATTCATGGCCTGACCGAGGATTGTCATGTTGAGCCGCATGACTGGAATTCGCAGAACATCACCAGGAACATGAAGGCCGGTGAGATTCTTGGGAAGAGTCATCCAGTTGAGTAAGCAGCAGCCTGCTAACAGCATATCACTTCGCAAGGGGATGCCTGGGCTGCAAAGGGTAAGGTCGATTCGCGGGATGACTCAGACAGAATTGGCTAACGCGGTTGGTTGCACAGCGCAACATATTGGTCAGATCGAGCTTGGACATTATGACTGTCGCTCGGTCTTGTTGAGAAAGATTAAGATCGTTCTTGGTTGTTCGTTCGAAGCTCTGTTTACAGATACAGCGGAATAGCGGTATCGAGATGAGCCAGAAGTCACCTAAGACGTATATGCCAAATGAAAAGGAGTCCATCATTGTGCAGAAGATTGATCATATTGTTCGGAAGAAGAGATCGCGTAGGACACAAGCATACGTTGTTTACGCGAGGCTTTTGGTTGGTGAGCAGCAATCGTTGAACTACGTGCAGAATAGGCTGGGTTGCCGTCACAATGGTGGCAGTGGGATCTGGCTCTGCGTTTGTGCTACGCACAAGGAAGCGAAGCGGTTTGAAACTTCCAGTTTGGCTGACGAGGCATCTAGGAATCCTGAGATTTTTTGTTCCAAGTGCAACGATTATACTTCGGGGCGCGGCATCGTTCTTGGTGATATGGGGGTATTGTCATGAATCTTGATGAGATGCTTGATTCTGGATCGGCTGACAAGTGGCCGACTAGTCCTGATCAGTTTGAACCGCCTAAGTTGAAGAACCCGAATAAGGAGCCAAAAGCGAGAGTTAGCGATAAGCCGACTAAGGCTGAGTTGAAACTGTGGGATCCGCGTGAGATTCCTATGAAGTTTGATTGGATCCCGCAGACTAGAGAGAAGAAGGCTCGGGCTAGAGTTGCGGCTGGATCTGTTTCTGTGGTTGTGCCTGGTAAGTCGTGGGAGTGCAGCCAGATGGAAGAGTTTGGCGACCGCTATGATGTTTACCGGATCAGGTTAGAGGATGGCAGGTTCAAATGCACTTGCCAGGGTCATGCCTATGGTGATACCAGGATGTTATGCACCCATGCGATTGCGGCGATCCTGGTTGAGTATAAGGCTGATCCGGTTGTTGTGGTCGAGAGTGATTGTGCTAAGCCTGTCTTTATAGGCGAAACACATTTGACTATCAGTTCGGATGAGCTTAGTGACAGAATCAGATCGTTTGAAGAGAACCAGGCTAAGCCATTGCCTATGCAGATCACTGAAGAACTTGTCTCGATGGTTGAGCAGGCTAACGCGAATGGTAACACTTTGGTGCTGGACCCGTGGGAAGTTTGCTATCCGGCTGAGTATTTGATCGATTGGTATCCGTCAAAATACAGTAACGAAGATATTGATATGATCGAATTGTCGCCCGAGGACCAGAAGCAGCTTGTTGATGAGTGGGTTCACAGAAAAAACGCTGCGGATCGTATGCTTGCGATTGAGCAAATGCCTGACCCGTCGCGTTGGGATTTGCCTGCTCACTTTTCGTCCTTGCGTCCTCACCAGTGGGATGCGTTGAGGCAGATCATTATGGCTTGGGCGTCAGGAAAAAAATACGTGTTTCTTGATGCTCCGACTGGCGCGGGTAAGTCGATCTTAGGTTGCATCTCATTCCTTGAGTGGGCTGGCATTGGAGTTGGAAAAGAAGAAGCTAAGGGGATGATCGCTGTTACTTCCAAGGATCTGCAGGATCAAATGGATAAGGATTTCAACTCGTCTTGGTGGTTTGCCATGATCAAGGGGAGGATGAACTACCCGACTGCTAACTTTGAGGATCGGTTTCTCGCGGGTAAGGAGTGGTCGCCTGGAATCAACTGGGACTCGCATCTTGATTGTTCAGATTGCGAGTTCAGTAGTAAGAAGCATTGTCGGTATTGTGATCCGCCTGGGGTTACGGGGCCGGTTGAATCTGGGGCTTCGCCCTGCCTGGGAAGATGCCCGTATCGGGTTCAGCTTCGTAAGCTCTTGAAACGGCCGCTGGGCATGACAAATATGGCTTACCTTTTACGGGTAGCTAACTCGATGGCCTGGGGTCAGTTTGAAGATCGAACTGTGCTCATAGTTGATGAGTGTGACACGCTTGAGTCTGTGCTTATGGGCTATGTTACGGTCGAAGTCAGTGAGAAAAAGCTGGCTGTTCTTGGTCAGGCTGTGGGTAGGCCAACTTTTAAGACGATGGGGGAGAATGGTCGCGAGGATTGGTTTGCTTGGGCGGGTAGGGCTAAGGCGAGGGTGAGTGAGATTCTTTCTCGTCGGGCGTTGCAACTGAAGGGGGAGATTCCGATTGGTGACGCGGTGGGGGAGGATAAGATCAAAGTCACTTCGGACCAGCGGGATCTTCGCCGCGACATTAAACAGTGGGAAACTCTTTCTGAGAATCTTACCGTTCTGATCGATTCATTGACGAAGGGTGACCCGTGGATTTACGATGGCTATCAAGTTGATAGGGATACGAAAGCGGAAACGGGGCCAGTCGTTTTTAAGCCTGTTCGCGTTAATATGTTCGGACCCGCGAAGCTGTTTGACAAGTTCAAGACCGTGTTGATGATGTCTGCTACTTTGATTAGCTCGGATCAGATTGCTCGCGACTTGGGAATTCCTGAAGGCGACTATGCTACCGTGTCTGTTCCTAGGACATTTGATCCGGCTCGCTGTCCTGTTAATGTTATGGCTGTCGCGGACAATAGTTTTAAGGAGCAGGAGAACTCGTGGCCGGTGTTGTCGGCGGCGATCAGTAAGATAGTGTTTGATAATCCTGATCATAGGATTATGATTCACGCGGTTAGCTATGTTCAGGCTGAGAAAGTATTTCGCTATCTTAAGGGTAGTTTTCCTACGCGGTCGATCTTGACCCACCAAAAAGATAGCGGTAGCAAGAAGAAGACGTTGGAAGTTTACGAGAAGACGCCGGGGGCTGTTCTGATCTCGCCGTCTATGGCTCGCGGGGCTGACTTTAAGGGGGACTTGTGTCGAGTTCAGATTCTCATCAAGGTTCCATTTCCCAATCTTGGAGACAAGCAGATTTCTGCACGACTGCATTCGACCTACGATGGACAGACCTGGTATTCGGTGCAGACTATCAGAGAACTTGTGCAGATGACTGGGAGAGGGATGAGATCGGAAAGTGATTGGTGCGTCAGTTGGATTCTCGACAAGCAGTTTCTGAATATTTGGGGCAAGAATCAAGATTTGTTTCCTGAGTGGTGGCGCAGGAGCGTTCACTTTATCAGGGGGCTGTAAGTGTGGAGGATTGATGGCGTATTCTATTGATGAGCTTATTTGTGAGATTGACGAAGATGAAGATGGCATTGCTCAACTTGGCTGTTGCCGGGAGATTTACGCAACGATGACGCGCGACGATGAAATTTCTTTTCCAGAAGGATGCAGGGAAATATCAGGCTTTGGAGGCTCCTACGAAGCGGCCTGCAGGATGATGGTTATTGCTGGGATCAGGTGGATAGAGGCGCATCCAAGCGCAAATCTCGTCTATAACGGATACTACTCCGATAACAGCACCGACATGCAAAAACTCGAAAAACACATCCTTGAACTCGTGCCAGACTGTTCGGGCGCAATGCTCGGCGCATCGCTTAGCCACATCATTTTTGCATACAAGCACGGATGGGCCGGATACATAGCCGAGCTTCAGAAATCTAACCGTTGATAGGAGGACAGTGAAAAATGGCGACATGTGTCGAGAACGTAGATGATGACGCCGGGCACCACTTGGTGCAGGTATCTAGCAAAGAGATACGCCTTCCAGTGACCATTTGGGACCGAAGAGAATGGCCCAATTCAAGGCCAATTTTTGCCCTGAGCCTGGAGGAAGCGGAGCGCATTGGACTGGCCCTGATCCGTTGCGTGGCTGGGCATCGGGCTTACGTGGACAACTATGAACTGTGGCACGGGCCAGGGGGCAAGGAGGCGGCAACGGCAATCAAACTGTCTGAGCCAGCAACGGACCCTCCAAACGACGAGGTGTTGAGAGAAGTTAATACGAGATGACAGACAAAGACATCGACGACGCCTTGCTGGACATCTTAAAGACGCACGACCCAGACACCAACGGCCGATACAGATTTCTCTACGACGACCGGCAGGCTATGATGATTTGCGCTAAGGCCATAGTGGAGTCTATCCGGCAGGTGCGTGATGGGCTAATTCCAGTTAAAGGAGTAAACGAATGAGCGACAGGCATGGTAATCCAGATCGCTTCGTGACTGTTGAAGCGATCACTGACTGGATGGATGAAATGGTCAAGCGGGGTCAGTATATCGAGACGTTTGTTGGGTCGAACAAGCCTGACGAACCAGCGTTCAGGCGATGTGATATAGAGAAAATGATTTTTGAAGAAGCGCAAGAGTTTTAGAACTAGAACTCGAACTGGAACCGCCCCCGAACTGGAACTACAATCCCTCTCTACGAACTTTTTTGGGTGACTACCCGAAAACTACCTGGAACTACCAACTAACCGACTATCAGAATGATGAAAGCGAAGGAATAGAAAATGGCTTATCAGCAAGGTTATCCTACCCAACAAGCGGCAGCACCCGCGAATGATCCTTGGAATCCTACCTCGGGAGGGGGAGGGTGTTCTGAGTTCGTCATGACCGTGAAAGAGTGCAAGCCGGACTCGAACAAGCAGGACCCGACGAAGCAGAATATCACTTGGTCAGGGGTTGACCACGAGGGGAAGCAGCGGATCAAGTCGTGGGGCATTGGAAAGGACTGGAGCTTCGATTGGGCTTCGATGCCGCCCCGCTATGTCGACCCGAAAAACCCTGGACGTGGGATCAACGAGAACACGACCATGGGTATCCTTTTGCGCTGCATTCGCGACGGAGCACCCTACGATTTGCGGGACGCGGCAGCAGCTTTGAAGTCTAAGCCGGGTGGTCCGCTGTCTCCTGCGGTTTGGGCTGGTTCGCGCTGGCACTTCTGCAAGGTCAACATTGATTTTGGCCAGGGCCCGCGTGAGGTTCTCTGGCCCATCGCGTTCCTTGGGTATGATGGAACTCCGTTGCCTCCTGTTAATTGGAGGACGGCTGATCATTCTTCGGGTGGGTTTGGAGCGCAGGTTCCGGCTCCGAATGGTCAAATGGCTGCGCCGGTTCAGCAACCTCAGCAGCAGTATCAGCAGCCACAGCAGGCCAACATGATGCAGCAGCCACAGTATCAGCAGCCGCAGCAGCAGCCTCAGCAAGGTTTCGGGGCGGTTCCGCAGCAGTATCAGCAGCCTCAGCAGCAACCGGCCCAGCAGTATCAGCCTGCTCAACAACCTCCGCAGCAGGGTGGTCAGTATGCCAACATGCCGCCGCAGGGCTACGGAATGGGAATGCACCCTGGCTACCAGCCTCAAGGGGGTGGTCCCGCTGCGGGGCCTGGGTTTCCAGGCTAACATGCAGAACCCTACTGTTCCAGCAACTGTGGTTCATGGTGCCCAACCTATGGCTCCAGGACCTGCATTTGCTGGGGCAGAGGTTGTTCATGGTGCTGCAGTTGCGGGGGCACAAGTTCCGGTGGTTGTTTCGACGGTCCCGCAGCAGCAGGTTAAGAAGGAGCTTGAGATCGACGAGGATCTTTTGCTCTGGTTAGTGGATCAGACTCGGATGACTGGCGATTATCATGCGTGGGCTGAGAAGGTTACGCTTGATGATCGGGTTGTTAGTAATACGGAGTTGGTTACGGCCGTGTTAGCTAGTGAGAATTTTTTCCGTAACCTTGTTGCAATGCAGTAGCGTTTTGGCTGCCGCCGACTAAATTATGAGTTCCCCGAGGGTGGGCGGGGTGCTCGTTTTTTTTGAGAAAGGATCTTAGTGTGGATAGTTTTGATAGGCTTGGGAGTGAAGATAGAGAGAGGCTGGTTCAGCAGATTATCGACAGGCGAGAGGACCTGATTTCTGGGTTCGACAACCTGCAAGCTCTGGCTGACGTTCTAGCTAAAGAGATCAGAGTTTGCGAAGTGCTCGCCAATAAGATGAAGCCTGGAACTTTCGTCGAGAGCCAGGAAGTCATGTGTGAGTGCTGCCGCGATCAGTTGTTGGATCGGAGCAAGAATTAGCATGGATGATGACTATGAAGTCAAGGAAGTTAAGCCGATTATCAGCTTGAATTGGTGCGCGTCTTGTAAGCGGGAGACTTTGCCGATTGGGCCCAATAAGCTGCCTCGGCGTTGTCCGTCGTGCGGATACATGGAGCAGCGGGTCGAGAGACTTGTCGATCAGATTGAGAGCAGATCGTTATGAGCGACAGTGAGCAGAAGCAGGTTGATGCCGCCATCAAACATCTGGTCGAGAAGCCACGCAATGAGAAGGCTCCTGTTTATTTTGATCAGGTGCTGAATAAGACTGTGATACGGAACTCGAAGATTGGGGCCTGTCCCCGTGAGATCTGGGCTTACTGGAAGAATATGGAGCCAGCTAGTTCTTTCGCTCCGCGAGGTTTGGCTGAGGATGAGCCCGTTGGGGTTATTCAGTCGGATCCAATGGAGGAGGGGCATTTGCATGAGGCTGCGATTAAGCAGAAGCTCATGGAGAAGGGATGGGTGTTGTCTGGTTTCGAGGACGAGTTCTTTCTCGACGTTGGCGCTGACTGTCGAATCATTGGCCATGCGGATATGATTTCGGCGATTTGCCCTGACACGGGGGTCGATTACATTGGCGAGATCAAGACCATGGGGAAGGACGCGATGGCTGACTTTATCGAGAACGGTTGGGATAAGTTCCCGACCTATCCGGTTCAGATCTCGGTCGCTATGATTGCTACCCGCAAGCCTGGTATCATCTGGATTAAGAATAGGGACAATGGACGGATCATGGCCCCGATCATTTTCACTGAGCCACCAGTTTCGCGGGTCGAGATTCTTCGTAAGGTCATGCTGATTCGGGCATGTGTTATGTCGGATCAAATGCCGTTGTGCGGGGCGTGGAGAAAGAACTCGCCGTGGTGCAAGTTTACTCAGTTGCATGATGAGCAACAGGAGTTGCTGGTTGATGCAGTTGTTCGGCCGGATCTTGAAGCTCTTGTGTTGGAGTATCAGCAACTGGGGAGGACTAACAAGGAGATTGGGGAGGACGAGAACGGGAACGTGATCAAGGAGAAGTCGCGCCGGGATGAGTTGAGGGAATTGATCCTGGAGGCTATGGGGGACTCGAAGAAGCTGGTTGCTGGCGCGGTCGGGATTAGTATTGGGGAGAGCAAGTTTGGGTTTAACGAGGCTGAGTTTAAATTGGAGAATCCTGAGCTATGGAAAAAGTATCAGACCAAGGAGAAGGCAGGGAGCTTTCGGGTGATCAGGATCAAGGGTTGAGTGAGCTTGAGATTCTGAAAACTCATCTAGAGTATTGTCACTTGGCAGCGGTTGAAGCGAGAAGGAATTTATCCTTCATCGAAGATCAGTGGGCTGCTACTAAAGCTAAGATTGAGGAGATTGAGAAGAATGTCATACGCAAACAACGGAGACAATGAGATCGAGAGAATGCGGCAGCGCAGGTTGGCTAACAGGATTGCTGCGGAGAACGGGACGGTAATGGATCTGTCTAGCTTAGCGGCTAAGCACAACCAGCTTCCCGAAGTATCTACCAGGAATAGCAAAAAGTATCAGCAGCCGAGCCAACCCGTGATCGCCAATTTGGGGGATCCGCCAGATGGTCAGGAGTGGCCTACCCATGTTGTGATTGGCGGGGAGATGTTTATGCTCGTGCCGCCTGCTGTGTTTGAGGAGTCGGCTAACACGGCCTTCAATCGCGGCTTCGAGATGGCTCTCAATATGTATAGGGACCAGATTAAGACTCCTAAGATCAGTGAGCAGGTTAGCTACGTTGACATGGTTCGGCGTGGTGACTTCGATAAGGGTGTTGAAGTTGAGATCGATGGGGTAAGCGGGGATGAGTAGCGGGACAGATGACTACGTTCAGCAGCATTCGCTTACTACTGACGGCCCCGCCAATAAGGTTGCGATCAAGTTCGACGGCCAGAAATTGAGGTATGATCTGATCCCCGTCATGCCGCTTGAGGAATTGGCCAAAGTCTATACGTTCGGGGCGATCAAATACGGGGACCGGAACTGGGAGAAGGGGTTCAATTGGTGCCGGTGCCTGGCTGCCGCGATGAGGCATCTGTTCGCGTTCTGCAAGGGCGAGGATGTTGACTCTGATTCTGGTTGCCATCACCTTTCGGCCGTCGCGTTCTACTGCTTTGCTCTGATCGAGTTTAGTCGGACTCATCCTGGGCTTGATGATCGAGTGAAGCTCAAATGAGTGCCTACAAAAAGATGATGCAGTTGATCGCGGCTAAGTTTAGCGACAAGCCTGATCTGCATACCAACTTGCTGCTTGAGCTGCTCTGCACACAGAACGATCACATCATCGAGCTGCTTGAGAAGCAGAATAAACTACTTGAAAACAGAAAGTAAGGGGCGTCGAAATGGAAGTCAAGAGGTTTTACGCTGGGATAGGATCCCGTAGGACTCCTGAAAGTGTGTTGCAGATTATGGCAGAGTTTGCTGTCAAGGCTGCTAACAGGGGGTTTATTCTGAGATCAGGGGGAGCTAATGGAGCTGATAAAGCGTTTGAAAGTGGTTGTGATATGGTTGGTGGGCCAAAAGAAGTCTACTTACCATGGGCTAAATTTAACGCTAGTGAGAGTAAGTTTTTTAAGCTCTCTCATGATGCTATTCAGTCTGTTGACTTATATCATCCTTCGCCTGCTTCGTTGACGGATGGGGCCAGGAGGTTGATGGCGCGTAACTGGCAACAGGTTATGGGTGACGGGGTGACCATGGTGCCGGTTGTTTTCATTCTGTGTTGGACGCAGGGGGATCTTAATTCGGGGGGGACTAGTCAGGCGTTAAGGATTGCAGAGAGGTATGGGATACCTTACTTCAATATGGCAAAGTCGGACCCGCTTGAGGTTGCTAAGAGTGTTTGTATCAACATTCTTGGCAGCACTTGGGGTTAGCGGTGAGTGTTTTGTTAGTGTCTCCAGCCGAACCACGCGAGTATTGGTGTTTGGGCAAAAGCTCGACGCTGCCGGAAAAGTATGGGGCTGATTTTCTTTTTGCAACTGAGCAAGCGGGTTTGGTTGGCATTCAGCGAAAGCGGTTTCCAGATGACTTTCTTGCTTCTCTTCGGGGGAACGATAGAGTGTCGCGTGAGTTGCAGCAGATGAAACAGCTTGACTATGGAATCTGGATTCTTGAGGGAATGGGACAATGGACAAATGATGGGTATCTTGTTTACGGGGGACGGTTTAAGTATTACGAGGAGGAACTGTGGGGGTTTCAGTTGTCGGTCGGGAAGATGGGCTACAACGTCTTTCGGGTGCGGGATCAACAGTCGACGATTAAGCTCATTAAGCGAATACAGATTTGGGCTCTTAAGGACGAGCATAACTCGCTCTTTTGTCGGCCTAAGCCGTCTCGATGGGGGGAGTCAGGATCGCGGGAATGGGCACTTCATTTCCTTCAGGGACTACCGGGTATTGGCTATGCGTATGCGGAGAGAATTTTTGACGCTTTCGGAAAACTTCCGTTTGCAGGCGAGTTTACGTTCGATGAGATGAGTGCGGCTTGTGGCCCCGCGAGAGCTAAGGTGATCTGCGAGTTGTTTGGGATTGAGGTTAAGGTCAAGGTTAAGACTCGAATCAGGAATAGCAGTAGTGGATCGGATGAGAATAGAGGGAGGATTGTTTGATGAATGATCATGATAGTGAGTTAGAGTTGAAAATGTGCTGCGTATGCGGCGAATATTTTCAGCATATTAGTCATACTTGCGTTTTGTGCAGACGTTTTGTCTGTGCTGGGTGCCTGAATGAACATCTACATGAAGGCTGTCCGACGTTAGCTCCTCACTGCTGGAAATGCTGCGAAGATGCGGTGCGGGAGATTGGCTAGGCGTCGGCTCGAAAGAGCTTTAAGACAGGTATGCGCTGGACATTATGAGGGATGGGGATTCACGCTAAGCAAGAACAATAAGGGTGAGTGGGAGTTGTTGTTTCAGGGGTTATGTGGAAACGATAAGGCAGTTCCTAGGAAGTTTACTCTCAGGTCAAAAGCCATGGATTTCGTTGAGCAGTTCCTCGATAAAACGATTCCAAATTGGCGGCCCAAGCCAAAAGATAGTAGTAGTGCGTTGAGGACGTATAGGAACACTGTCCAATGATCGCTATGATTGATGCGGGTAGCTTTAAGCGGTTATGCGAGTTTGTTTCGGCTGGCATAACGAGCGAGCCTGATACGTCGTGGATTGCGATCAGTTGTAGCGGGTCGAATGAGATTAGCTTCATGGTCAGTGGGACCGCTTCGTATTTGAGCAGTTCGGCGGCCCGCGTTATCAGTAGCGGTGACGCTTGGGTTAGTAGTAAGGTCTTGTGTGAGTTGGTGAGCAAGATTAAGTGTGCTAAGGATTTGCTGATCACTTTGGCTACTTTTGACCCGAAGCATCTGACTATCAAGGGGAGTGGGTTTGAGTATCTTCTGCCTACTTCGGATCGAGTGTTTGATCCGATAGCTAGTATTGGCGCAGGGATGGGGGCTAACGAGTCGCGTTTTAGGATTAGTGCAACTAGCCTGCTTGAGGTTGCGACCAATATGAAGGTTATCAGGGAGTCTGAGAGTGACAGTGATTTGCCTGTGTGTGAGATCAGAATGGACGGTGAGTTAGTTCAGTTTGTCTCCATCACCAGGTTGAGATCGGTTAGCACCTGGGTAGCGACTCAAGAGTTTAGGGGGAATCATGGAACCGCGTTCGTAGCCAACGATCATCTTCAGAAGATGGACAAGGCTCTGAAGCAGGCGGTTAAGTTGGATTCTGAATCTTTTGTTAGTGTGTCGGTTTGCTCGCGGCATGTTGGATTCACAGTGAGTGAGGGTGCGATCATGTTGAGACGGGTTGAACGGGCCCCTAGTCGGATCAATGAGTTGATTAGTTATTGCCGCGACCCGAAAAATGTTAGGGCTATTTTCTGTGTAAGTGGTAAGCAGTTGAAGGAGGCTTATGATCGGCTCGATGCTTTCGGTAAGCGGAATCAGAGTAGTATTCATAGGATCGACTTCACCCTTCTGTCTAACGATAGCAACTATGCAAATTTGAGAATGCAGGCGTTTAGCAGCGGGACGGGGCACGGCTTCGAACTCGTTGATGTCAGTGATATTCAGCATGAGTTAAGTCGGCCGATTATGTTTGCTGCCTCGGGCAACAAGTTAGCCGACTTGCTGCGGATTAGCGGGTATCAGAAGGTTGTGTTCACTGTCTGCAAGAGCAGTGTAGCAATTCAATGGGATAGCGGGGGCGGGGCCGAGAACATGGCGATTTTGGCTGGCTTAGCGGTTGGCAGTGTGGATAGCAGTGGCAGTGGAGTGACGAAAGAATGATTGACAGGGATCGTTTTCTTAAATTAGCTCAAGCGGCGGTTACGCCTGAGCAGCATGGAATGTTTATGCAGCAACATTTTAGACTGCAGACCCGCATTCGTTTGGAAGAATGCAGGAATTGTGAGTTGGGGGGAAGGGCCAGTTGTATTGGGTTCAGGGGGAAGACTCCAGCGTTTTTAAGTTTTGTTAGTGCAATTCCACTAGATCAGTTTGAACTAAAAATGCTGGCTCGTTTGTTGCCGGGGGTTGGCTACGAACTTAAGGATGTTTGCATGATCCCACTGGTTGCCTGCGCTACCAATGAGCAGCATTCAGCTTATGAGTATCTTTGTCAAGAGAATGTTGAGTGGCAAATGTCCTTGAGTAGTTCGAGGGTGTTTGTTCTTGTTGGCGCTGGCGCTGCTCACCTGGCTCTTGGTGATCGAGTGAGTTCGGTAAAAGATTCGCATGGGTCATGGTATGAGACTCGTTCATCTTCAGGATTTAAGAGGTTTATGTTCATTAGTGAGTCACTGCGCGATGATAATTTAATCACACTGACTAACGATTTCAGTGCGTTAGGGTCGCTGCTTCATTATGCGTGGGCCACTCAGATGCAGGAGATGTATCCTGGTTCGACTTTTGAGCATGGGATGACGTATGAGCAAATTTGCGATGTTGTTGCTAACGATGTTAAGCAGGCGCTCTTGAAGGTTCCGGCCGAGAAAAGAACGGACGAGTATATGCGGATCATGACCAGGATCTGCGGGGGAAGAGATGATGCTGGGATGGCTGCTCGGGCGCTGTGGGATAACGGGATGGCGATCAAGTGCGGGATCAACCTGGATAGGGAAGGGTGGTGGCTACCAGCGTAAACTACTTGAGTTGTGAAAGTAAGGGCCATCGTAAAAACAGAAGGAGAAGAGAGAATGAAAGTGTATGTTGCGGGTGAGTCGGTCCAGCATCGTTATGCTACCGAAGTAATGGATGCGTTGGAGAACTTTGGCCATGTGGTCACGCATCGTTGGGACAACAGCGCGAGGTTCTTCTATCAGAACAAGCTCGCGATTGGGATTAGGCTAACTGAACTTGAGGCTGCGGGTATCGCTCGCGAATGCTTGCTGGCGATTGACCAGTCTGACGTTTTTGTCTTGCTGCATGGCATTTATCACGGGTGCGGCAGTGGGAAGTGGGTCGAACTCGGTTATGCGTTCAGTAGGGGGGCGCGGATCGTTTTGTTTATTGAGAACGCGGGGGAGGTTGAGACGAAGAACTGTTTTCTCTTCCTGCCGGGAATCGAGATCGTCGCGGGTCGACCAGCGTTGGTTGAGAAGCTCAGGGAGATTGAACAGCAGGTGATTTCGAATGGCTAACAGTTCTGATATTGCTCATGAGTTACTGAATGAGGCTTTGGCTGCCCACCAATCCAAGCTGACTGAGAACGACGCCGAGATCGACAAGGACGAGCTAATCGATTTGCCTTGGGCTGACAACAGCTTTAGAACGCTTGAGGCTGACCCGCCTTGGTCTTACGAGGACAATGGGTTCAATGGATTTCAGTCGGTTCAGGAATACAGGATCCACTGTCCTTATCGGACTATGAGGTTCAGGAACATTGTCGCGGCTGGCAGTGAGATTAAACGGGTAATGAAGCCCGACTCTCACTGTTACTTGTGGACTACAAAAGACTTTTTGATGGAGTCTCTTGTGTGCATGAAAGCCTGGGGCTTCAGCTTCAAGAACATGATCATTTGGATGAAAACCTCGCGGGCTGGCAATCTGACTTACGGAATGGGGCATTGGTATCGAAACGGGTGGGAGGCTATGCTGTTCGGGGTCAGAGGTAAGCCGGGGCGGCCTGCTGAGGCTACGAGTCAGCCTAACTGGTTTACGGCCCCGAAGCCACCCGCGTTTGTTGTTCCGAACGGGGACGGGGGTTGGACTAAGCACAGTCGCAAGCCACAGGAGGCTTATGATTTGATCTGCCGGAACTCGCCGGGGCCAAGGTTGAGCATGTTTCAGCGGGGGACGCGGGATGGGTTTTACTGCTGGGGTGATGAGGCTCAGGAGGGTCTTGAAAAAGAGTGGGAGGGGGAGATTGTCAGCTACGATGACACATTGTGTTTTGGGGTGGATCGTGATGCTGGCGATGTCAGTATGACTTTTGGGAAGGGGGAGATTGAAGAGATCAGGATTGCGTTACAGGTTGTTAGAGATAGTTGCGACGGCGAGCTGCCCGATAGTTTCAACTTGATTAGCGATAGGTTTGATCAGGTTGCTGAAGTTCTTGATGGTGTTGAGATCGCTGACAAAAACTACTTGAATTCTGGAAGCAAGGGCCTGGTTGTTGAGCCCGACCAGGATGAGATCGACGAGGAGCTTCAGGCTGAGTTGGTCGAGGAGCTTCAGCCGGTCGACACGGGTAAGTGTTCGGCTGAGGAAATGGCTAGGTATAAGGCTGGTTTGTCACCGGCTGCGTATCAAGAAGCGGTGGAGAAGGGTTGGATTATAGAAGATGACGGACAAGATTAGCGATGACGTTAGGATGATTGGGGCTGGCTGCAAGAAGAAGAGGAAGATAGAACTTCTTCGGGGCTGGGTGGAAGAGTTGAGAGCTTCTGTTTTTGAAATGGGGGCTGAACTCGATTCGTTGAGACGTAACATAAACTCTGAGCGAGCTGAACTTTTGCATAGGCTTGACGAGTCGGAAAAATACAGGCTGCGGGTAGTCGGACTAGTTAATGAGTTGCGGGCTAAGTTCGAGATCGACGAATTAGATGGACATTTGCACCAGATTCTTAGGGGTGAAGTTGATTATGTTCCGCGAGAGCAGCGATCTGAAAAGTTTGTTACTCTAACTAGATATGAGAGTTTGCTTCACTACGTGTCAGCCAACGTCACCAAGATTAGAAACGCGCTGTCGTTCGCTGAGGCTAAGGCGAGCGATTGCGCTTTTGGTAGCGTCGACCCGCTAAAGCAAACGCTCTCTGCACCGAGATGAGAGAGCGTTAAACTACTTGAATTCAGGGAGTAAGGGCGGGGGTCAGTGGTTAGATGTCGTCATCTTCCACTTGACCTCTGAGCCCGGCTGAGTGACAGGCTTCCTGGATCGTTTGGCCAGCGCCGATCAGGTTTCCGGTGCCGGTGTAGAGTTGGATGATACCGTTTTCTTCGAAGGCTTCCAGAAGGTTTGATTGCATCCAGGCCCCGCAATCTGATTCGGTAGGAAGGTTAGGGAGGTTGTGACCTTGAGGATGAGTGTAGGTTTCGGTCGTGTCGGGCTCCTCGACCTGGGTGACTGGCTCTTCGTCCTGCTTGTAGGCCACCTTCGTCTCATCCTCTGGCTTGACTTCGCCAATGGAAGCGCCGGGGCCGTCAGGGTCGAGAGCAGAGTCATCCTCTTCCTCGATGGCTTCGATATCCTCCTCGGGGAAGCTGTTAGAGATCTCGGTATCTACATGAATTGGGGGTTTTTCGGGTTCTACGGTGATTTTGGTCGATTGCCTCTTGGCCATGGTAGTGATCCTTTCGCTCGTTGGTTTGGTTGAGAGAGTATTGTAACATGGAGGCAGTGTGGAGACATCCTTAAGAAGGACAGTCATGGAGAGGATTAGGCTAACTATTGATCATGTGTTAGGGAAGGAGTTGGGCGAGAAAGTTGCGGCTCGATGCGAGCATGGCGACGGATGGAAATGGAACATGCAGTTTGTTATGGTTGGTTCGACTGAACAGTTTGATTATGAAGCAACTAGATGCGCTATCACTGTTTGCGATCAGGATATGATTGAGTTTGTAACTAACAAGCTGATTGAGGATTTGACCATTATCGCTGACGATTGTGATAAACTAGTAGAGAGAGCGAAGAAAGCGATGGAGGAGAGAAAATGCCAGTAGTCATTAACAGTCGGGCTCTGCTTGAGAGTCCGTTAACGCACGGAAGAGTTTGCAGAGTCAGGTTGGATCTGAAAGAGTCGATTGCTAAAGCGATCTGGAAAGTCATCTCCCCGCGATATACGGGCTTGATTAAGGAAGGGGCACCGTTAAACACTTATATCAGGGACCTGATCCTAAAGGATACGGGGATCGATATAGCTACCAGCATTTGGCAGAAGCATGACCCGCTGTGTGATGAGTTGGTTGTTGCGGAGCTTCTGCACAATAATCCTGATTCGTTTAGTGAGAAGCAGAAGTGGTGGCTCAAGCTCAGGGCGACGGGAATGTCAGCTTGTGCGATCAGTCGGGAGTCGAAGAAGATCGGGCCGTCGAAGGGATGGGACAAGGGACATACGCAGGAGAATATCAGTGTGTTCTTTCAGCGGGTTAGGAAGCGGATTGGGTTTGAACAGGATTAGCTGAACTGGTTTGAAAAAGTTTGGCGATTATTGATGGATAGAAAAGTTGGCCGAAGTAAACGAGTTTGAACCCCACCGGCCTACCCGCAAAAATGAAATCGGCCCCCGAAATTCTGGGTAGAAAATCGGGAGCCGGTTTTTATTTTTTTCTGGTTTTGATAGAGGACTGATAATTTGAATTTCGGGTTGTGTTTTTCCTACACTATCTGAGAAGTTCGCGTATTTGTTGGGTTTGGCTTGTTCTTGGTGGGTTTTATGGCTTGTTTATTGGGTTCTGTGCGTTTTCAGCCGTCGTTCTGGCAGCGTTCCCTGGTAGCGTTCTGGCGGTCAGCCGTTGGCTTCTGGTCGACTGCTCATTGGGCAAAAAGAAAGGGACTAACCCGCGAATGGGTTAGTCCCGAACTTGCCATGGTAGGCGTTCCTGGGGTTGTTCTGTGGCTTCTAGTGTAGCGTTTTCTGGTTGGCTATGCACCAACAGGATCACGAGGAGTTTGCCAAATTGGTCAGCCGTTCGCTAGGCGGTCAGTCGTTGGCTCTTCAGCCGTTCTGGTGGCTTGTCGACTGATTAGCGGTCAGCCGTTATGTAGAATTCTCGCGCCTGGCAGAAGGAGTACTACATGTCAAAGTTGTTTGCATTGCAAAGTGAACGGTTCTCAGCCGTATAGAAAGGGGTGTTTTTCGGGTAGGTTTTGGCCTACCTTAGACAGACAGGATAAGCGTTCTCTCGCGGTCGGATGGGGGGAAAGGAAAAGGACCCTCTCACTTGTTGGTGATTGGGTCCTTTGTTGTTAGACGGTCAGCCAGGAGGGTTCTAGGCGGTCAGAACTCCTTTGATGATCAAGCTCTCTACCATTGACCAGAAGCGTTCTGCCCCTTGCTGTTCGGTCAGCCAGGAGCGTTGCGTTCTAGGCCAATTCCCGTCCCATCCCCCGCAGGGTTTCATGGTGGCTTCTGGCGAGAAACGTTCGACTAAACCATGGCTGACCGCTAACTTTCTGACCGCGTAAGCCACTAGGCCAGGAGATCGTTCACGTTTGGTTCCACCATTAGAGGAGTAGTAGTATGGTCCTTGCTCTCTGCATGTGCGAGGAACAAGATCCATGGCCGTTAGTTGACGTTTGATGCTCTTGAAGTTAGGTGCTTTGCTTGCACCCTCTGAGAGCTTCTGAGTGAGCGTTTGCATGTTGGTTACCCTCTCACAATCTTGCAGTTTAGATCGAGCCTAATTTTGGCGAATAGACCCTGCATGTTGGACTTGGTTGTTCGGACGAAAAAGAACCCTCGTTTGAAGTCATCGCGTATTTGGATCCCTATGGTTCTGGCGATGATAGGGCAGGCATCGATGACTTTGCCTTCCTCGTTGGTGGAGAAGAACGCTAGGTCGACTGAATTGCCGGAACGGGACGAACCCGCATGAAACCAAGTTATGATCATGGCTAACCCTCTGACTTTCGCGGGATGAAGGCATGAGAACTTTCGCCGAACTTCGGGTTTCTCATATTGGTTATACCGGCTTTCCTGAAGTGAATTGGCATGAATGGTCGTTCCAGTCGTTTTCATTGGTGGTCGAGAAGCCGCAAATGCATTCATGGAGTTCTTCGTCGTCGTCGTTCTCGTCGTCGTTCTCGTCGTCGTTCTCGTCGTCGTCGCCATACATTTCCGTGAGAGCTTCCATGGCTTCTTCTTCGGTCGCAAAGGGGCCAGTCCATTCGGTTGAATCAAGATATCCTGGGGCAGAAAGACGACCGAAAAACGCTTCATGGAGGGTCAGAATAACCTGATCCCGGTCGTCGTTCAGGGTCATGGTTATCTCACTTGCGTCAAAATACTCGATGGGGGTGAAGGTAGAACCGTCAGAGGATTCTACTTCGACAAATTTGCCGAACTCGATTTGCTTTTTCATGAACATGATTAGACTCCTTAGTTTGTGTTTCAGGTTTTGCACCTGCCTAAGCTCTCTCAGTTTGTTGCCGAGAGAGCTTAAACGAAGCAAAACGCTTGTTAGTCTTGGATTAGGTCGCGAACGTGCTCCTGTCAGTTTGGCGGAATTCGTATCCGCGATAATGCTCGCGAACAAGTTCCAGATCGGTGATACCAGAAACCCGCATGGCAACCTGTTTGTGAGCTTCGAATGCATCAAGCTCATGCGGGTAAGGAGTAGTGAGGACCGAGGAGCCAAACTTTGCTTGCAGCCTTGAACCCCTTTTGTCAGTAGCTGGCATGTATTTCGTGGTGATTGTCATGGCTAGTTCGTCCCTTCTTCGTCAAGTTCGGTTAGTTCGATTCCAAGATCCTCGCGGATGATTTCCAGATCGGCAACAAGACGATCAAGCAGTCGTTTGTCGGACTGGAAGATGGGAGTTTCGTCAATCCAACCTTGTGCGAGCCAATACAGAAGAGGGTTCTTGTCCTCTTCCATGGCGTTCATGATCTTGTCCCATGCTGCGTTCTGTCGTTCGCGGTCAACCGTTCGCAGTCCATTCGCTAGGCTGTTTTTCCATTCGATGATCGCATGGTCGGATGTCCATGTGTCTTGCCCGAATGCTTGGGACATGTTCGGGTTCTCTTCGTCATGGTCGTCTTTGGTCTGAAACTTCAGATCCTCCGCGAAAACATAGCCATGGCATGTGTCCCAGGAGTAGTGTCCTGGTCGGATCGCCATTCGGTTGCCTGAGTATAGTTTGGCAAATCGGACTGCTTGATCTGTGTCCTTGAACGTGATTTGCAGAAGTTCGTTTTCGTAGTCAAACGACTGCTTGATCGTTGGCTCCCATCCCAAGGTTGCAGTCCCATTAAGGTTGATTTCGTCACGAATAGCGTTTTCTGGGTTCTTGTTGCAACAAAGTTCGCAGAGTAAACCTTCTCCGTCAACAAACGAGAACCGATCTGGATCCGAAGAACCCGAATCTATAGCTAACTGACAGTCAATGCATCTATCAGTTTGATCGCGATCTGTTACTTCATAGCCTAGTTTCTCAGCCATGTTGTAAAGCCATGACTGGAAAGCCGATCTGTGCCGTCGTTCTGGACTGTCCCAACCATAACGAACTTCTGCGCCATAATGCGCGATCTGTTTGGCGGTCAAGTGAACCTTTGGATCTAGATATTCGAATGAGCCGAAGCTCAAAACACCCATGGCGGGTTTGTCGTTCGGTCTATTTGCCCAACCCTCAAACCATTCGATTTCGCCGTTGGCATGTTCACCGATCTGTATTTTGGTTAACTGCTTCATGGCTCGTTTGGCTTCGCGCATGGTGATTTGCTTTGAGTAGCGCCCCTTGTAGCCAATCCCAGGAAGGTTGTTTTCGTCGAGAGGAATGTTGACGGTTTCGATTCCTCGCCATGAACCTTGGCCAAGGTCGACTAGGACCTGAGCGTTTGCGAGAACATGTTTATCTAGCA